AGGGGAGCGTCTTCCAATACAGGTAACAGGGGAGCGTCTTCCAATACAGGTGACTATGGAGCGTCTTCCAATACAGGTTACAGGGGAGCGTCTTCCAATACAGGTTACAGGGGAGCATCTTCCAACACAGGTGACTGTGGAGCATCTTCCAATACAGGTTACAGGGGAGCGTCTTCCAATACAGGTAACAGGGGAGCGTCTTCCAATACAGGTGACTGTGGAGCATCTTCCAATACAGGTGACTATGGAGCGTCTTCCAATACAGGTTACAGGGGAGCGTCTTCCAATACAGGTGACTATGGAGCATCTTCCAACACAGGTAACTGTGGAGCGTCTTCCAATACTGGTTATCGCGGATCTACTATTGCAGATCACGAAAATAGTGTTGCTGTTGCTTGGGGGCATGAATCTAGGGCAAAAGGTGTAATTGGTGCTACCTTGGTATTTGCTGAATGGGAAAAGAATGATGGATGCTATTTGGGAGAAAAATCATGGACATTTAAAGGCTCTATGATGGTCAGAGTTGACGGAGAAAAAATCAAAGATAATACGTGGTACACCATGAAGAATGGACAAGTTATTGAAGCTAAAGAGGAAGATTATATTCCAGATTAACGGAGGTGGATGCTATTAAATATACAGTAGAAATACCGAATAAGTGCGGTAGATTCCCAATAAAAGGACTGAATGAACTTTTGGACGGAAAGATATATGACTACCGAACTAAAAGGTATAGAAATCCGGTGAAATCAAATAATGATAAGTGTTGCAGGATAGCAATACAGAAATGTGTGAAAGGATTAAAAATTGTAAGACCTATCAGGTGTACATATTACATTTACGCAAAAGATATGAAACATGATAGGAGCAATTTGTATTCTAGCATTGAAAAAAGTTTTTTAGATGCTCTTCAACAAGAAAAAGTCATATCTTCTGACGGATGGAAGCATGTAATAGATAGTGTATTTCACACATATATAGACAGACAAAATCCACGGATTATTGTAGAAATCGAGGAGGTAGAAAATGCAGATTAAAAAGGAAACAACAATATCCGCTATGGCAACGGATAATCAGGTAATTAAAGAGGGAGATACGGTGGTTTTCGAAGCTATCGGAAAATGCTTTACTGGAACATTTCTTGGTTTCGGAAGAAACGGAGCACTGAGATTTAAGAGTGTTTTGTTTGATTCTGAGGTTACGTTCAACATAATGCCAAACAGTATTGAGCGCATATACGTTGCGAACGTAGAAATTCCGGAGCAACCGTTTATGAATATTCCAGAGGATGGTGGCAACGATGAATAAAGTTATTTTTATGGGGCGCATTACCAGAGATCCGGAAGTGAGATACAGTAACGGAGCAAACGGTCAAATGGCAATCGCTAATTTCAGTTTAGCTGTTGATTCTGGATTTGGTAAGAACAAAAAAGCCAACTTCTTTAATATGGTTGCATTTGGCAAAGTTGCTGAAACAGTCGAAAAATATTTGAGAAAAGGAACTAAGATTCTGGCAGAGTGTGAAGCAAGTCAAAACCAGTACACAAAGCAGGACGGTACAAAAGTAAATACAGTCCAGTTCATTATGAGAGAATTTGAGTTTTCTGAAAGCAAAAATTCAAATCAGCAGAGTGCAAATACACAGGAACCACCTGTTGCAATGACGGACAGTGATGGATTTATGGATATCCCAGACAATATCGACGAGGAACTTCCTTTTTAATTGATTAAATTTTATAGAAAGAGGTGCTTTATGAGCAAATTTAAAGTTGGAGATTATGTAAGAGTAAAGATGTTTAATAAAAGACCGGATGGCTGGAATAAAAAAGGCGAGATGGATTATCTGATTGGGAAAGCTGTGAAAATTGATGGTATTTGTTCTGGCGGAAAACTTTTGCTTATTACTGATAAAGTACGTGGATTGTCTTGTTTTCTCGAACCAGAAGAAATTGAAAGTATCAATGAAACCATCGTGATTTATAGAAAAGAAAATCAGGTGATCGCGTTGGATAAAGTTTCTGGATCAAAGGCTATTGCAAGGTGTCACCCGGATGATGAATTTGATTTTTACATCGGTGCGAAATTGGCATTTGAAAGATTGATGGGGGTTAGCTATGAAATCAGTGTAAAGGAAATGAGAGATAAACTTTACAAATATTGCAGTGATTTTTCAAAAAAGTGTAGTGATTGCGACTTAGGAGGAAGAAAATGCCGTTGTGGCATAGGTGTACATTTCAAAACAAAATATCCGGATGGAACATATAAAATGTCCGACGAAGAAATTAGAGTAGCGTATAAGACCATATTTGGTGATAAGGAAAAAGAAGAGCCAAAAGAAGAACCAAAAGAAGAGCCAAAAGAAGAGCCAAAAGAAGAACCAAAAGAAGAAACACAAGATTTTGCAAAAGCAATGTATGAAATTCGGAGCGATCTTGAGAAAGCCGGATTTACAAAACAGGAATCCATGGATTTTGTGATTAAGCTTTCTTTAAAAGCACTGTACCCGAATTAGAATTAGCAGAAAGCGGGGAAAAACATGGAAAAAAGAAATGCCAAACCTACATACTGCCAGTACCCGAACTGCTTTATCTGTCCATACAAAGACTGTGCCTATGACAGACCGCCCAAAGGTGGAAATCAAGTCTTAAATAGATTCGGTGTTTGTGTGGACACCATAAAAGAACTGGGGGTATTTGAGTGAAAAGCGGATGGATCAAGATTTACAGGCAGATTCAGGAATGTTGTATCTGGGAAAAAAATGAGCCATTTGACAGCCGGAGTGCATGGATTGATTTATTGTTATCTGCTACTCACAAAGAGAAAAAACTGATTATAAATAACAAAACTTACCTTATTAAAAGGGGAGAATTTATGACCAGCATTTTGAAACTTTCGCAACGTTGGAAGTGGAGCAAAGGCAAAACAACTCGGTACTTAAATTTGTTAGAGAGTGAACAAATGATAGCAACAATGCGGACACCCTTTGGAACGCTTATAACCATTGAAAAATATAGGGATTTTCAACATGGCGATTCAGTCAATGATACAGGGGTCGATACAGGGGTCGATACCACGGTCGGTACAACAGTCGAACTACCAGTTGAACCAACGGTCGATACAGGGGTCGATACAGGGGTCGATACCACGGTCGGTACACAAAACAAGAATATAAGAATAAAAGAATGTAAAGAATGTAAAGAAGTAAAGAATGAAAGAATGAAAGAAGAGATTACTTTAACTGTATCTAACGATACAGTTTGTCAGACACAGAATGTCCGACGAGTTGTTGAAGCGTGGAACGAACTGGAAAAGTACGGTATAAAACCAGTCTCTAAAATTTCAAGTACTTCGAAGAGATATAAAAGTGCAGTAGCCAGATTAAGAGAAAATGGCTTGGAAGATATTCTGTTTGCCATAGAGAAAATTAAGAACAGTGATTTCTTGCAAGGAAAAACAAATAAGGGTTGGATGATTACTTTCGACTGGTTTGTTTCGGAAAATAATTTTCAAAAAGTATTTGATGGGAATTATGACAATAAAAATTATGAAAACGAATCTGGGTACTCTTATTCCAAAAAAGATTCGAGAGAAGAACAATTTGACAACCTTATGGAGCAGATAAGGAGGGATGCGGAAAATGACAATTAAAGATGCCAGAAAGTTGATAGCGGTATTCATGGTAACTTATCCAAGCTATAAGCCAATTGATACAGAACTGGCAGCAGCTACTTGGGCAGATGCTATGTCAGAGTACACATACGAACAAGTTAGCGTTGCATTGAAGATGTATTTGAAAACAAGTACAAGTGGATTTGCTCCGACACCTGGACAACTGATTGAGAAAATTCAAGTCGTTACTCAGCCAGAACTACTTTCGGAAACAGAAGCTTGGGCGATCGTAAGAAGTTCTCTTAGCAGATGCGGTTATTACTCAGTGGAAGAATTTGAGAAGTTTCCACCAATTATCCAGAAAGCGGTTGGTTCACCATCTCAGTTGCGAGTATGGGCATTGGATCAAGATTACAACGAGGGAGTTGTTTCGGCACAGTTCGGAAGAGTATACAGAGCACTAGCAGAAAAGCAGAAAGATTTCGACAAAATGCCATCTAATATCCAACACAGAATTGAAGATGTGAATAAAACATCTTATTCGGCTCAATTACAGGCTGAAAATCAAAAGGTTATAGTTTGTATGGTTGATGGCAGAAAATTGGAAATAGGGCACAATACGGACGCTACAGATGTATCTGAAATGTCTGGTGATATTGCTAAGAAACTTAAAAACGTGAAATCTGGATTGAGAGGTGCGTGAAATGCTTATTGGATATTTTCTTCCATACAGGGGTTATGCGGGAACAATAGAATGGAGTTTAGAAGATAGATGCTATTACGGAAAGATCAAAAACACAAAAGATTTGGTGAATTATGAAGCCAAAAACGCAATGATGCTCTTAAACGAATTTCGAAAGGCTGTTGATGATTATTTAGAATTTTGTAAAAGCGTCGGCAAAGAGGTGGAAGTATATGAAACTTAAGAAGTTTTTGACGAAGATTTACAAAGGAAATTATATCGAACTTATAAAAGATGGGAAATGTATAGGGAGTGGAATACCAAGCGTGTTTGTTGAAGTTATGAAAAAGGAAATCATGAATATGCAGATAAAAGAAATTAAGCCAGTAAATGAAGAGACAGTTGAAATTTTCATAGGAGAGAAAAATGGATAAATGCACTTGTAAAGATTGTGGAGACAGATACGTAGGATGTCACGATCAATGTGAAAAGTACAGGATGTTCAAAGTTAATAGAAAAGCGGAGAACGAGAAGAAAAGAGAATACAGAGATGCTATGGATAGACGGAAGATTCATGTCGCACGGGCGAGCGGAAGAGTTGAAAACAGTCCGTTGCGAAGTCATAAGAAGTGAGGTGGTTGAGTCTTCTTGATAAACACACTGATAGAAAGCGAGGAATAACGTGACAGAAAAGGAAGCATTGAAAAAGCAGATACCGGAAAAAGTAAAGGTTTTATCGGTTGGAAATATAAATTATTACAAATGCCCTGAAGGAGAAGAGGTGAAAAATTGAAGAAAATATTATGCTTAATTCTAATTTGCATTTTCTTGGTCGGTTGCTCCAAAGATGTTTCAGACAAGAATCGCGAGCCACAAGAAGAAATCACATATACCTACGAAGATGTGGATGCAACTATCACTTACATAGATATGCGGAAATGGTTTGCTACTTGTCCTCGCTGGCAGTGGGAAATATCGGTTGAATATGACGGGTTGACTTATGAGGATGATAGCTTTGCAAGCGGAGCAATGAATAGACCGAGTTTTGCAGATAGCCGAGAGGGCGATTCGATAAGAGTTGAAATAACCAATAAATATGTAAATGGTGAATTGGTAGACAGGTATATATCGGAAATTAGATAGGGAGAAAGGAACGAATTATGAAATTAACAGCAATAGCAAGAGAAGATTTAGAAGCAAAAGGGTTGATTCTTAAAAACAAAATTGAACTTAAATGCAGAGTAACAGCAATCCCGGACATTTATGCGGATATAATCGGCAGAAAGAATGTTGATACCGGAGAATTCGAATCATTCTTCAAGGTTGATGCTGAGAAAGGCAATACAGCGGAATTTGATAGATTCCGAGAGAACGTCACATTGTTAGAAAAAGAGCATACCGTCTTTAGCCGAGAAACACGAGAATGGAAGAATGTGATTGACTATTATGTTCCGTATGATATCCAGGAGAGCAGTAAGAATAGACCGACAGTGACTGATGAATTTCCGGAGAGTGGCTATCTGACAGAAGGTTATTATGAGTGTGAATACGAGTTACTTCTGACTTGCGGAGAGGCAACCAGAAGACTTGTAATTCCACAGAGAACAGTCAATGTTCCAATGATTTCATTACTGTCAAACATCGAATATGAAATCAGAGATATTCTCGATGGATTCCCAGACGAAGACAATGATTTCGCCGATGTTTTGGAGTTAGTGGACGAGCATTATGAAATTAAGATGTTTGATGATTTTGGAATTCCGGTAAATATTGAAATTAACCATGCAGATGATTTCGTGAATATGATTGTTTCAGCTAGACAGATTAAGTGCGAATTCAAATATGGAGAGGAACAGTAAATGGGATGTAAGAATTATTGCTTGTATGGACAGAATGCGTGTTGTCTGGAATGTCAGATAAAAGACCAATGCAATATTCAGTGCGATGATATAGACAGCTACGAATATGCGGTAGAGTGCCAGGATTATGACGGATACGGAGATGGACTGGATAGAGCTATTGAAATTGTTAAGCGAGGTGGAAGAGATGAAAAATAAAGAAAAGTATGCAAAAGAGATTGTGGAAATTGCTTGCAGTGGTAGATCAATTGCATTTGATGAAAAAATTGGAAGAGTAACAGTGTGCAAAAAAACTTCTTGTTGTGATTGTTTGTTTTGCGAGGATTGCTCTTACAAAAGAATAGAAGAGTGGTCGAACTCAGAGTATATCGAGCCTGTTAAGATTTCTAAGAGGGATAGAGCGTTTTTGGATTACATAAAAGCTTGTTTTAAATATATCGCAAGAGATGAGAATGGAAGGCTATTTGTTTACAGCGAGAAACCAATAAAAAAGTCATGTTACTACGATAACGTTGGTGGAGTAACAGTAGGGATTGTTTTTGCTTTAGATATTAAACTGCCTATGGTCAAATGGGAAGACTCTGAACCTTGGCTTATTGAAGATTTGAAGAAATTGAAGGTGTGTGAAGAATATGAGACTGATTGATGCGGAAACGTTAGTTGAATACATAAAAGCGTGGGATATTGGAAATGGAATCGGACATACACAGAAAGATATTATTGATGCAGTGAATTCGCAACCGATAGGGTTTGATGTGGATGAAGTTGTGGAGCGGTTACTCGACAAGGCGGTGTAAATCTATGCAAGAGCTTTTCAAGACACGAAACGGTCGTGTCATTATGGACGAGGATTTTTCCTCGAAAATGTATCTGATTAAACAGTATCACCCGGAATGGTTCGACAGGAAATCGACCTCAAGTGGATATGCAACCTATTGCGGTCTGAAATTAAAGGAGGTGTTGTAAATGGCAAAACATACTATCTCCGACCTCTATCAAATGCAAGCTATGCCCTTGAATATTAAAATCCGCATGACAGAGAACAGAATCAGAGGTTGGATTGATGAATACGGAGAAGACGGAGTTTATGTATCTTTCAGCGGAGGTAAGGATTCTACTGTTCTGCTCGATATGGTAAGAAAACTATATCCCGATGTGCTGGCTGTCTTCGTTGATACAGGTTTGGAATACCCGGAAATCAGAGAATTTGTCAAGACATTCGACAATGTGGAATGGCTCAAACCTAAGAAGACTTTTCGACAGGTTATTGAAAAATTTGGTTATCCGTTTGTGAGCAAGGAAGTTTCTGGAAAAGTATACGAAGCCTTGTCAAAACCAGACGGATATGCCGCAACACAATGTTTTGACCCTAACAGCGATAAAATAAAACGCTATGGAAAAAGATACGACTACTCCAAATGGTCTTTCTTTTTTGAAGCTCCTTTTAAGATAAGCTCTAATTGTTGCAATATTATGAAGAAAGCTCCTGTTAAATCGTTTGAGAAGAAAACAGGAAAATACGGCATGACAGCACAAATGGCAAGCGAAAGTAGCGTCAGAACAAGACAATGGCTGGAATACGGTTGTAACGGTTTTGAGAAAAAGCGTCCTATCTCCAATCCTATGAGCTTTTGGACAGAGCAAGACGTACTTCTCTACATTAAAACTCACGACTTACCTATCTGTTCTGTGTATGGAGAAATCGTTGAGGTAGAAGGTAAATCAGTCAATGTGAAGGACGATGATTTGAAGGAGCTTTTCGACCTTGACAGACCTTTTCTCAAGACTACTGGTTGTGACCGTACAGGCTGTATGTTCTGTGGATATGGCTGCCACCTTGAGAAGCCCGGGGAAGGTAGATTTCTGAAAATGAAGGAAACCCACCCGAAGCAGTACGACTATATTATGAGGTCTGCTGATAAAGGAGGTTTGAATTACAAGGAAGTAATCGACTGGATAAATGAGCACGGAGGATTCAATATTGAGTATTAAGGAGGAAGCACAATGCAGTTAGCAGAAAAACAGGAGTTGGTACGGCTCTTGAACCTGTACCAAGCTGACCTTCTCATGGACAACGACAACAATATCCGGGAAGCCGCCAAGCACCCGGAGAAGAAATGGGAAGGCGCTTATAAAACTGGTGTAAAAGCCCAGTACGAACACGCTCGGGTCATTGTCGCAAAGCTGTCGGTCGAAATCGGCAAGTCGGTAAAATCTTACTGGGAGCTGTAAAGGAGGTTTATTGATGAAAGCAAGAACTAAAACATACGTAATGTACCGGATAACAACGTTTTCTGGTGATGCAGAAGTGATGATACATTGCTTTCCACAGCAGAAATGGGATGTAATCGAACAAGGAACAAATCACGTTAGAGTATCAAGAAAAAATATAACTTTTATGATGCCAAGAGAGGATTTTGAGAAACAATGGAAGGAGGTAGAGCAAAAGTGAGAAATGAAGATAGATTTTTGCTTGCAAGTGATGTGATAAAAGCAATAGACAAGCATACAAGAGAAGACGGAACACTTGACGATGATATTTCTTGTATTTTGGAAGAAGTAGAATCCGTTGATGCTAAGGACACAAATGTCCCTGGCAAATGGATTCCGTGCAGTGAGAGATTGCCGGAAGATGGCGATTGCAGATTCTACATGTGTTTAGTCGAAAACCATATTGAAGATTTCCCAATGATGTGTCAGTTTGAAGAAGAAAACGGGTTCGGATTCTACAAGGACATCTACGATCCGATATCACTTGGATTCTTGGATACGGAATTCGACACGATGGAAGAACTCGGATACGAAAAGGTAATGTACTGGATGCCACTGCCGGAAACGTACCGAGAAGTAACTGACGAAGAGAACCTGGAATCAAGGAGGTAGAAAAATGATGGAAGAGACTTATAATTTTAAAACTGAACATGTGGAATGTGCAAGTGAAGTACCTACTATGATTACTCTGAATAAAGAATTGATGGTAACAATAATGCAAGCTAGAGAGCATATTAATAACATCAACATGACACTGTTTTCTGGTGATAGAGGATTATTAAATCCAGATGGTATCGAAAATTTTATGCAAGAATTGACTTTCAATGTTGATAACGCAAAAAATTTGTTAGATGATATTGAAATGCTTGAAAAGGTACTTTTGTAGGTTATGAAAGGAGAAAAAGGAACAAAAAGTACCGAAACAGAGTTTGAATGTCAGAAATACGATGAATATGGTATATTAGATTGTTTGAAAAAGTGGGGAATAGATATAAAAAGAGAAATGTCTGATGAAGAAAAGAAATAGAGTAAATAATTCAGATTGTTACAAAAGACTGTCAATAGCTGTTATCAGAAGAGCCTGTATTGATTATGTCAATGCTTTGAAAATGCTTGAAAAATATCCGAATAATTCAGATGCAAAAATCGTGAAATGTGAAGTAGAGGATTTCTTTTTTGAAGATATGGGCTTCTACAGTGACTTGCATCCCGATTATTTGATTTCAGGACTTAGGAAAATGGCTAAAACAGGTAAAAGAATTAATGTAACAAGTTAAAAGGAGAATGGCTTATGAGACTATCGGAGTTGACTAAGCCGGAACTTGAAAAAATTAGAAAAAACGCCAATTTTACAAAGGACGAAGAAACTGTATTTGAAATGGTTTCAAGAGGGAAAACTATTGTTGAAATTGCAGACAGAATAAATGTTTCTGAACGGACAGTAGACAGACATATAGCAAAAGTAAAATTGAAAATTAAGAAGTTGGAGGCGTTTTGATGGTTAAAGTAACAATGGGAGGTCAGGAGATCAACATAGAAGACGTTCAACTTTCAGACGAAGTTCTGGAAATGATTGCTGAGTGTTGTAATTGACCAAAATATTAAATGATGATAGAATGTGCCGTATGTATGATAAACACGGCACATTCTTCTATAAAGGGGGTAATTGAGTGAAAGAATGTGTTGCGTATATAAGAGTTTCTACGGAAAAGCAAGCCGAAGAAGGACACGGACTGGACAGCCAACGTAGAGATATTGAAAACTATTGCAGAAAAAATGGCTTGCTGATATCTGACTGGTATGAAGATGATGGCTATACCGGATCCAACATGAACAGACCAGCGTTGCAAAGCCTTGTTACGGACTGTACGAAGAAAAGAGTAAAATGCGTTGTTGCATTTAAACTTGACAGATTGTCTCGAAGTATGGTGGATGGAATATATCTGATAGAAAGAGTGTTTCAACCAAATGATGTTGAGTTCCTGTGTGTACACGATAGTGTTAGTTATGACAGCCCTATGGAGCAAGCATATACTCAGATGATGGCGGTTTTTGCACAACTTGATAAAAATACTATGATGTTACGTATGCGTGGTGGTATGTTGGAGCGTGTGAAAAAAGGCTATTGGCAAGGCGGTGGAAATCCACCATACTGTTATGAATACAGTAAAGAAAAAGGTATATTGATTCCAATTCCGGAGAGGGCAGAACAAGCAAATAAAGCATTGGATTTGTTCATAGATGGATATTCTGATGAAAGAATTATGAGGACTCTTGGGTATAAAACAGAAGGTGCAGTACGTAGTATTCTAACTAGTGTAGTAAATATTGGTATGATACCGTACAAAGGAAATGTATATCAAGGACTTCATGAGCCAATATTTGATAAAAAGAAATTTGAGTTAGCTCAAAAACTAAGAGCGTCAAGAAGAAATGCGAGATTGTATCTACATAATGAACCTAAACTTTTAACCGGATTATGCTATTGCGGAATATGTGGATGTAAAATGCGGTATCAGAAATGGACTCATGGAAACTATAAGATATATTGCTGCTCTCGAAGTAAAGGATTAGAGCATATTCCAAACTATAACCCAAATTGCAATAACACTTTGGAGTGGGCAGAAGACATTGAGAAACAGGTAGAAGATAAAATTCTAAAAATATCAGTGAATCTATCAAATCATAAGCCAAAAGAAAAAAAGAATAAACTTGATATCATGGGAAAACAACTTGATAAAGAGAAAAACAAGTTGAAAAGACTATATGGATTGTATGCTGATGGAAACGATATGGTCATTGAAATGATAAAAGATCTTGAAGGAAACATTTCTGCATTAGAAGAACAAATCAAAGAAGAACGGAAGAGATCTTCGGACAATCAAAAAAGTTTTGTTTACGAGAATATAAAAAATCTTGCCGACATATGGGAGAACATCGACAAGACTCGTAAAAATAAAATATTGAAAAGTATAGTCGAAAAGATTGTAATTGTCAATGGAAATGTTGAAATTCAATTGAAGAATTTTTTTCACTGACTATATATCATACCGATAGCATATAGCTTGTGAAAATGTCGTGTTTATCATACTTTCAAGAGTTGCAAAAATCAGAGTGTCGCTTAAATGTCGTTTCTAAGACGTTTGAAGCGTCTTTTTTTTTGCCAAAATTTAGGTACAAGGAGGGCATGATATGTTTTCGGATGAAATACTTGAAAAGATTTTTGGAAGAGATGATGTGATGAAAGTTCCATTGTCTTACCAGTCAACCATGATACATGCAGTGGAAGAAGTTCTGGAAGAGGTGAAAAAAGAAAATGCAAATGAATCCAATGAATCAGAATCAATACTTGCAGAATACGGGTTATAGTACGCAAAACCAGTTCGGACAATCTTATCCTGTATACAATCCATATCAGTATCAACAGAGGATGCAACAATATCAGCAACCTGTTCAACAGAATTATGCTCCGTCAGGTATTCCAGGGAAAGTAATTCAGACAGAAGAAGCAGTTGTTGCCAATGATGTTCCTATGGATGGATCCACGGCACTCTTTCCGATGCAAGATATGTCTATGATTTTAGCCAAAAGTTGGAATGGAGATGGAACTATCAAGACAACTGTGTATAAGCCGATTTTAGACGATAAAGGCACTAAGGATAACAACTTACCACTGGAAGAAGAAAAATCGAAAATAGACGCACTCAGCGAGACTACAGAGGTACTTGTGACAAAAATAGATGAACTATTCGGAAAAATCGAACAGTTGGAACAGTCTATGACTAAAACGACAACAAAAAGTCGTGGATCAGTTACGAAAAAGGATGGTGCGGAATGAATATAATGCAGCTTATTGGAAAAGGTCCAGAACAATTTATACAGAATATGATTAGTAATAATCAAGTCATGAAAAATCCAATGGCGAAAAATACATTGGATATGGCTCAAAAAGGAAATATGCAAGGAATCGAGCAAATGGCGAGAAATCTTTGCAAAGAAAATGGCTTGGATGCTGACGAAGTAATGAATCAGATAAAAAGCAGATTTGGTTTGTAGCATATTAGAGGTTTGCGCGCAGAAACTTAAGTACCTCTTTATGAAAAATATATTTCAAGGAGGAAAATCTAATATGTTTAACTCAAACACACCTTTTACAATGCCCGTTATGCCGGCAACCGGAGGATATTCTGACGGTGCAGGATGGGGAGACGGTGGATGGTTATGGATCATCGTTGTCTTTGCACTCCTTTTTGGCTGGGGAAATAACGGCTGGGGAGGCTTCGGAGGAAACGGCGGTGGAGCATTACAGGGATATGCTACACAGGCTGACATTCAGAGAGGGTTTGACACTCAGGCAATCGTAGGAAAACTGGATGGCATTACAAACGGTCTATGTGATGGTTTCTATGCCGTAAACAACAGTATGCTTACTGGATTTAATGGCATCAACACAAACATCATGCAGACTGGCTACGGCATCCAGCAGGCTATTAACGCTGATACAGTCGCTAATATGCAGAATACAAACGCTTTACAGGCTCAGTTAGCTAATTGCTGCTGTGAAACAAGAGAAGCTATTCAGGGCGTAAATTACAATATGGCTCAGAATACTTGTGCATTGCAGAACACAATGAACAGTAACACAAGAGATATTATTGACAGCCAGAACGCAGGAACAAGAGCAATTCTTGATTACTTGTGCCAGGACAAGATTTCTACTTTACAGGCAGAAAATAACGATTTGAGAATGGCAGCTTCACAGGATAGACAGAACGCACTTCTGACTACTGCCATGACCGCTCAGACAAATCATATTATTGATGCAGTAAGACCAACACCTGTACCTGCATATCCTGCATCTAACCTTTATGGTTATGCTGGATGCGGATGCAACACAGGTTGTGGATGCTAAAACCGAATGTAAATTCATACGGTTAAAACTGAATATTGAGTAACTTAACCAAGGTTTAGACAAGGTTATGTCTGCATAAGCAGTATTACAAACAAAGAGGGCAGATCATAACGGTTTGTCCTCGAATTTTGATTGGAGGGAAAATATTATGGCTGAATTTACTTACACAGCGCAGCAAACAGTAGCACAGAATGGAAATGTTATGTTTAACGAAACAGCAGTATCAGGTTCTAATTGCATTAAGCACCGGGAGGGTTCTGGAATTATTACTTTACGTGGTCTGACAAACCAGTGTCGAGCAAGATTCTTTGTAGATTTTTCTGGTAATATTGCGGTACCTACTGGTGGAACGGCAGAAGCTATCTCGTTGGCTATCGCCATTAGTGGCGAACCTGTCTTGTCTTCACAGATGATTTCAACTCCGGCAGCAGTTGACCAGTTTAACAATGTTTCGGCAGGAATCTATGTAGATGTTCCGGCTCATTGTTGCGTAAATATTGCCGTTGAAAACACAAGTACACAGGCTATTGAAGTAGCAAATGCCAATATTATAGTCACAAGGGAGGCGTAGTAAGTTATGGATGTAAAGAGAATGCATTGTATGATTGAAAAACTCTCAGAGTGTGCGAAAGAAGAATTTGAAAAAGGTGTTGAGTGCGTAGATACTGACGAGATGGGAAAAGTAACAGATATGCTCAAAGATCTTGCCGAAGCTATGTATTATCGCACTTTAACAAACAGCATGGAAGAATCAGATCCAGAAGAAGTTCTTGCCATGTTCGATAGGTATGGTGACAGACGTTTTTACGACCATTACAGATACGCAGACGGAAGATTTGCACCGAAAGGACACGGCTCATACCGTAGAGGATATGAAGAGCATCCGTACTGGCATATGACACCGGAAATGTATCGTGATATGTCACCGGAACACCTTAGGGATATGGATTTAGACTATGACAGGATGTATTACTCAGGAAAAGGTGCTTATCCACGTCCAGCAGGCCTGGAAATGGGAAACGCAAAACACTTTTACGGTGGTGATTCTGACATGATGCGTGATTCCAGAGAGGGAAAAGCCGGAGCATACCGGAAAGCCTATATGGAATCAAAAGAATTGCACAAGGGAAATACTCAGCAAGATAAAGAAGCCAAAATGAAAGATCTGGACACCTACATGAAAGAACTTGGTGAGGATGTTCTGGAACTGGTTCACGACATGACACCGGAAGAAAAAACGTTGTTAAAAACTAAAATGACAACGCTTGTTACGAAACTTTGATTCATGGGGGACGTTTTGTCCCCTTTTTCTTGTACATTGACAACTAAATATTGGCTAGTGATTTGTGCATTTATGCTTATTGATACTTTGAAATGAAAATGCTATATTTGTTATAGGTTATACAGAATAGGTACAACAAAAGAGGTGGAAAAATGTTTGGATTCAAGAAAAGAAGTTCGAAGCAAATTGATACCAGTAGAAAAGGCTTTGAATATGTCGGAATTAATCTTACCGAAAAGCAGTATGAAGATTTGAAGACTTTAAATGCAATGATCTTGATGGATGAACACAGGCAGAATATACCCGTGTTCAATACCATGCTTGTCTTAAAAATTTTAGGATTGTTGCCATCCGAAATGGTACGTAATGTAAGCAATAGCAATTCCGATGATAATACCGATGATGATTTCAACAATTCTTTGGAACGCAAGTTTGGAAAAGTTATGGACTGATTTTTATTTCTAGCAAAGGGGGTTTTTTATGTTATACGCTGAAAAAGAAATATTAAAAAGATTAGATGAAAACAATGAATTGCTTCGGAAAATCATTGATATAATTGATAATCCGAAGCAGCATCCGTGCTATTATTTAGGCTTTCAGGAAGCTGTTCGGGAAGCTACCCAAAAAACTGTTAAAAAGACGGATTCAAATAAAAGGTTTACTTTTCGTTAATCCATTCATGATAAGCACGCAAAATTTTCATGAATTGATTCAAAGTTCTTTCTTCAAAAGCATGACTTAATTTCTCGAAGTCCTCTTTTGTAGTTAAATCTAAAGTATCTTTTTCTAAATTAAGAGGTTCTGATAAAAGAGCATTTTGAAGATTTTCTGATGTGTTGACAAAATTTATAAATTCGTCAAAATTTTTCATATTCTCACCACCTTTCGACCATATTGTATCAAATCGGCATCTGTTTTGGGTGCTGATTTGTGGATTTATCTCCTGATTTGTGGTAGAATGTTGTAAACTATCTATTGAGGGAGGAACTGTTATGGGTTTTAAATTAAATACTGGTGATAGTCAGCAAGAAAGCAGAGAAGATTATAACCAAAGAATGGTAAAAGGGATGAGATTATGTAAGTGTTGTAAAAATGAAATTCCTGTAAATGCTAAAAAGTGTCCGGTTTGTGGGAAAAGACAAAGCGGAGGATGTTTGAAAGTGGTTTTGATCGTAATAGCTGCATTTATTATGATCGGGATTGTATTTGGAGGTAGCGATAGTTCTGATAAAGAATCAAAATCAGATAAAAAATCGGAATCAACTCAAAAAGAGAATAAAGAACCAGAACTGACACCGGATGAATATAAGGCTCAATGCGTTGATTTGCCTTTTAATGATGTTATGAGAAATCCAGATGATTATGTCGGTCAGAAGTTTAAAATAACGGTTCAGATCTCCTCTGCATCAGACAGCGTAACAAACGGAAGATACTACAAAGCATACACAGACGATGGAAGCGGTTCATATTTCGATAAAATGATTTGGATTATGGACAAACGGGACGAGAACGCTGATGGATATGTAAAACTTCTGGAAGAAGATATTGTGACGTTTTATGGAGAATTTAACGGACTGCAAAAAAGTGAAAACAGCTTGAGTGGAGAAAAAACAGAAGACATGAGTCTTGATATTTACTATGCAGATATCGTACAAGCAGCAGAATAAAAATTTTAAAGTCAGCACTAGTTTGGTGTTGACTTTTTTGTTGCTACAATATATAATTTGTGTAGCGACAAAAACAAGAGAGGTGAAACGATGTCGGAAAAAAGAGGAAGACCAAAATCTGACAACAAAAAAGATACGATGATTAGAGTTAGGCTTGATAATGATATGGTTGAAAAACTGGAAATTGCTTCAAGAAACTTTAATATTTCCAAGTCGGATGTTGTTAGAAACGGTATAGAAAGCGAATACCAAAGGTCATTAAAAAAATAGAGCGTTATCACCCTGAGAAAGTCATAAACGCTCTATTAAGCTACCAATCACAAGGATTGATAAATCTATTCTATCAGTTCTGTGATTATAATTCAAATGTTTTTTGAAAGGACGATGGAATATGGAAGAATTCGCAAAGATGATATATGAGCAATGGTGTGAAACTGATGAAGCAGAAGAATTTAGTTGGGGACGATAGTATGAAGAATCTTGGAAAAAGGTTTATGACATACTCAATGAAAAACTGGCTACTGATATTGAATGCTCTATAAATAAAAGAGTATGGGATATTCAGGAAAAATCGTTTATTGCCGGTTTTTCTTATGCTTGCAAATGTTTGTCTGCCGGAAAGATTGATTTGAAAGGCGGTGCGAACTAATGAGCGATATTATTACAGTAGAAAACACCGAAATGCAGATCAGAGAGTATAACGGGCAGAGAGTGGTTACTTTTAAAGATATTGATACCATACACCAAAGAGTTAAAGGTACTGCAAGGAATGCTTTTAACAGAAACAGAAGACATTTTATCAAAGGCGTTGATTATATTACTTTAAAACCGGACGAACAAGAAAACATAGACTATGTACGTTTGACGTACATACCTCAAAAAGGTATTACGCTATTAACCGAAAGCGGATATCTGATGGTAGTAAAAGCGTTTACTGACGACCTGTCATGGCAAGTACAACGTCAGTTGGTGAATACGTACTTTAAAGCAAAGGAAGAGCCAGTGCAGCTATTGTTGTCAGAAGAACCAGAGCCGAAGTATAAGACAAGTGATACGAAGATAAGATTGAATCCGGTATGGTACGAAAGAAACAGACGTACAATCGAGCATATCTGTAGGAGTGCGAATCTGCCAAAGAAAACCTTGTATCACGAAATACTGATGTACCTTGGTGAACAATATGATCTGGAATATGCAAACTATCTGTACCAAAAGGAAACGGGCAATCCACCGAAGTACCCGATGGACATTGTGAATTACTTTACACAGCTTGGAGAAGAAGCTGACGGGTATCTAAAGCGATTGGAAACGAAAATGCGTGAGTTGAACTATATGTAAACTAACTTGGAATAACTTAGACTAAATTCAGAAACCACTAGCCAGTATTTGGTTGGTGGTTTTTTAATGCTGTAATAAAGGATGGTGATGTTATGAGGTTTGAAATAAATGGCGTTGAATGGCGCACAGTAGAAGTGCCATCGTCTGATGCTTCTCTGAGACGCTCTGATGGGTCTTTAAGCGTTGGTGTGACTGATAGCGGAACATACTGCATCTATCTATCAAAATCGCTTAGAGGGGCATTTAAGCGCAAAGTAATGATACATGAGGTTTGCCATGCGTTTATGTTTTCATATGGTGTTCTAATACCGATAGAACAGGAAGAGTTTATATGCGACTTCGTGGCAACCTATGGAGATGATATTTTTGACATTGTAGACAGAATGGACTATGCGATCAGGAGGGTATCGTAATGACGAGAGAAATTGATAAATTGCTAAAGTATATACAGAGAACTAATGATGGTATGACTCTGGAAAGATTGGTGGAAGAATTAGAAAAGAATCAAGTTGCTACCGTGTGTTTGCTTATGGTGTATGTGGAAGAAAAAGATCCTGAATACCGTGGCATGTCCATAGACACTATGGTATAATAACGTCAATGGAGCAGGGCAAAACTTAATAAGACCTTGGCAGTTGACAGCCACCAAGTATCGCATCTTGGAATCATGGCAACATAACGTAAGCATCCGACTTACACATAGAGACTTTTAAACTTTTATAGTTTTTAGTTTTTGTGTGTGGGTCGGATTTTTTTATTTCAATTTATTTTAAGGAGGAAAAGTCATGAACGAAATGAAAATTTTTAACAGCGAAGAATTCGGAAAGGTGAGAACTGTAGTAATCAATGATGAACCGTGGTTCGTGGGCAAGGATGTAGCTGAAGCGTTAGGGTACACGAATACCAGAAAAGCTATTAGTGACCATGTCCATGAAGATGATAAGGGGGTAACGAAATGGGACACCCTTGGAGGAAAGCAAGATTTGACCATCATAAACGAATCTGGTTTATACGCTTTGATCTTTGGAAGTAAGTTAGAATCAGCCAAAAGGTTCAAGCACTGGGTAACATCAGAGGTGCTTCCATCCATCAGAAAGCACGGAATGTATGCAACGGATAATGTCATTGATAAAATTCTGAATAATCCAGATTTCGGTATTGAGCTGCTTACAAAACTGAAAGAAGAACGTGAAGCCAGAGTTGAAGCTGAAAAGAAAAATGCAATCCTCATGCACGTAAACAAAACATACACCATGACGGAGATTGCAAAAGAACTTGGATTGAAGAGTGCTATCGAACTGAATAAAATCCTTGCTGAAAAGAAAATCCAGTACAAAGTAAACGGTACGTGGGTTATGTATTCTCAGTACAGTAATCTTGGATATGAGGAAATCAAACAGGAAGTTTTAGACAGTGGAAGAGTAGTATACCACAGAAGAATCACTCAGCTTGGCAGAGCATTTATACTTGACACATTTGGAATGGCAGCATAAAGAAAACCCCACCGGCTATTAGTCAGTGGGGAATTTTTTTTTTTTTAAATTTTTCAAAATTCCGGAAATTTGGCGCGTTTTTAGGGGATTTTTTTGCCCCAGAAAAATTCGCCAAAAAAAGATGTCACCATAAAAATATTTCGGGAAAAATCTGGATCGCAAAAATTCCGGGCGTTTAAGGCGTGTCCAGATAGACTGCTCCGGTGATGGTCTGCCGTCTGGGTATAGTTTTCCCTTGGATCCTGGCGGACTTATAGCGTTGTATAGTCTGTTTTATCGTACCACAAACAAGCCTAAAAAGCTATGGTTTTAAGCTGTTTTGCGATGCTTTTATACTGTTTTCAAGGTGCACTTTTTAAACCTGTAAAAAGTGTTTACAAGTTCGGACGGGCAGACTTATAGCCCTGTTTTTTTGTTCTGTTTTTTGGGGTCCTTTTTAGGTGGATCCGGTGCCGTGTGCGTTCTGTTTTTCTTCTGGACGGCACAACGTCCAGCAATGCCGGAACGATTATAAAAGGCTTTTCCGGTCCCGTGCCTATTGGATTCTATCGGGATGCCGTCCGTTATGTTTTTGCTTTTAATCAGTCCGGAAGCATAAAAACGGACTAACCGCCATTTTTTACCGCTGACAGCTGCGGAACGTGCAAAAATGCACGCCTATAGATTTTCCTTTTTTCGTTAGCTGATCCCGTGAAGCATAACGCCACGGTTACACATTGCAAGGCTTAAGCGGTTCCCCTTGCTTTTTCGACTTCCTACCGCTTTAATTTATAAGTTGTTGCCCGGAACAGTTTCCACGTTTGCCAGGCGTGGACAGGTACGCAACAACAAGCCACCGGACGGAATCGAACCGCCACAAATCACCAACAGCAGCACAAAAAGCCGGGGAAAATCCCCCAGCTATTTTTTATGAAAAATCAATTAAGACATTTATCAATTTTTTTCGCAAGATGCGGAAAAGCTTCCTGAATTTCTTGCACTGTATTAGCGTAATAGTCACCGACAATTTTTCCAAAAATGCGAAGGTTGCCAGAATAAAATCCTCCTAAATCATTAAAATATATGTCTAATCCTGTCACTTGTTCCGGCTTGTCTCCATACCACATATCAATATTTATTCTTTCCATTTCTTTTTCCTCTCTTTCTTTCGGCTTGTCTCATCGGTTGCAAGGTTGCCACCCTACGCAAGACCGCCCACAATTCTGGCGGACGGTTTCGACACTATAAAATTATAAAACAATCCCCAGGAACAGGAGAACTGGAAACAGGATCCCGAAAAAAGCCCCGATTTTAAAATCCATCATTTTTCCGCCCCCTTTTAATAAGTGATATATACCCGGTTTTCATCTTCGAAAAGAATTGAACCGCCAATATATACGGCTGTTTTTTCTTTCATTCCAGGAAAATCACCGTGGAATGTTATTTCAATATTTTCTTTATTTTCTTTTATTTTTTTTGCTGTTCCAAGACATTTACCGGAACTTTCGAAAATTTTTTTCATGTTTTTCCTTTCTGGTCTGCCATCATCAGCACCGGGAGACCGTCCCGCGGTGGACGCCCTGATGGGCGTTTCGGCTAAAAATAAATGAAAAACTGTTTTTCTGTCGGTTCCCAGTCGCCATTTAAAACGGTAACTTTTGAGAGCCTACCAATACAACCATATAAACCAGATGCATAATATAAAGAATCTATATTGCATCCTTTGGCGTCTGGGATCTCTTTCTTGATCCCGTCTATAATTTCGTTGACCTTGTGGCAACAAACCCCGCTTTCCTCGTTGAAATTAGAAAGTAAAGAAATATAGTGTTCTGCATTCTCGAATGTATAAATATTCACATCGAGATGTATTCCGTTCAAATTGTTTCCGAGTTCCTTAATTGCTTTGTGGCTCATTTTTTTCATTTTTATATACCTCCTGAAATTGTTTCCGTGTTTCTTAACTTGGTTATATAATACACGATATCACGCACATATACAATTGGCAAACTATACAATATTACGCACATATAAAACGCCTGTTTTTGTGCAACTTTTATTACGCACATATTTATTGAAAAAATAACGCACACGTGTTATAATATAGAAAAAAAATATAGGGAGGTTGACCATATGCCAGAGTATACGGAAAAGCAGAAAGAGGATAGAAGAAAAGCCGTCAGAAATTACGAAAAGAACAACTATAGACTGAATATAGTATTTCCAAAAGGGACGAAAGAACGAATAGAAAGTCTGTCGTTAAACAAGACTAATAGTGCGTTTGTGCGTGATACGGTTTTATCAAAGCTAGACGAATTAGAAAAAATATTAAAATAACGCACATATAAATATTGACAATATAACGCACATATATTATAATAATACTTGTAAGGAACAAACCTTACAATAGGCGAAAGCCGGAAAGGGGAACATATGGAAAAATGAAAATAGAGTACAAAAAGAAAGCCGTGAAATATATAAGCGGGGCAGACAAGGCAACTAAAAAACGATTGAAAGAAGCCATTGAAAAAATACCTTTTGGTGATATTAAAAAGCTAAAAGGATTTGAAGCAGAATATCGTTTACGTGTCGGAGGGCTTCGGGTATTGTTTACAATGAACGAGGAAACAATAACAATAAACGACATAAAGCCACGCGGACAGGTTTATAAAAATATTTAAAAGGGGGCGAAAAAATGAGCCGAGAAACTATAAAAAATCTAGTGGACATGATCCCAGAAAAAGACATTGAAACAATTTACAGAGTCTTGATCCGTTTTGTACCGGAAGACGAACCAACGCCGGACGAAATAGAAGCGATCAGAGAAGCGAAAGCGGACACGGGCGAAACCGTACCGCATAATGTTATAAATTGGGATTGAAACAGGAGGGAAAAACATGGAAATAAAAGATAAAACAATGGATGCAATTGCGGTACTGATGGACGAAGAAATCAGGGAAAAGGTGCATTTTGAGATTGCACCATGCAGCAACGAGGAATTTTTGAAACGTTATTGTGAACTTGACCCACAATTCGAATCTGTATTAAAAAGCGAATTTAGTATTGAACTTTAGAAGGGCGGTCAAGAGATCGCTCTTTTTTTGCGCTTGCAAAGTTGGCGCGGGTGTGATATGGTCAAATTAACGACGAACTCATAGGCGGAGAGCGAAAGCGAAAAACCGAACCTTGAAAACAGAAAACCAGAACAGAAAATAAAGCAGACTAAACCGGAATAAATGCGGGGCGGTCTGCTTTTTGTGTGCGGAAAACAAAAGAAAAACGTTTTTCCTTTAATATCCTAATATAAATTAAATGGCATTATAATATACTCCGTCTATAGATTCAGAGTTGATTACAGTTATTAATATAAATATATATATATGGGGCTGAATAAATAAATTTATAAATAAGCTGTTGCAAGTTTTTTCGGAGTGTGGTATATTTCAATCAACGGAGCAGGGCGGAAAAGTAAGACCCTGACAGCGAGAGCCACCGGAGCAGAACCAACAGAACCCGGAATAGTGGCATAAAATGCAGGTATCCGGCTTGTATATATGGATTTTATAAGATTTTAAAAGTCTTATAGTCTGTATATGCGAGCCGGTTTTTTTATTTATTAATTAATCTAAGGCGGTGAGGATATGGCAGAAGAGCAGAGAGCAACGGAACGGATCGAAGAACAGGCGGAAACGTTTGAAGTATACGCTAATGATATAGAATTATATATCAATCTTTTTTGCGAAGATCAGGGAATCGAGGACATGAGGAAAGAGAGTCAAAGCGTCTGGAATGCTTGTTTAATGTACGTACAGCGCCATGTATTCCCAGACCGACAAGCGTTAAAAGCAAAGGGAAACAATGATATATATGTCAATAATATTATGGCTACTAATTGCGGGGCATATGATTATGATTTAATAGATACCATATGCAATGCATATATATATTATTGTTATACATATGACAAAGAAGTATCTATTCAAGGGTTTAGTAAATTGTTGGGAATAGATAAGGTTGTTATAGATTTGTGGGGGATGGATAAGAATAGACTTAGCAAAAAAAGTTTTAGTATTTACAAAAAGCTGATTGCGGAGAGAGAGGAATCTCTGAGCGCAAAGTTAGCAAGCGGAAAAAGCAACCCCGTTGGCATTTTGTCGATCCTGAATCATTGGTACAGTTGGAATTTGCCAGGCGTAACGAGAGAGCAGAGCGCAAGAACAGCCTTGACCGCTGCCGAGTTGCCACGTCTGGACAGCCAAAAAGCCACGGAAGCGTTGCCAGATCTGGAAAAAGATTGATATATTTTAATATCGGGCATAGCGTAAAGCAGAAAGATAAAATACATCATTGACAACGTGGGGATATTAATATAAACGGCTGAGATGTATAAGAAAAATAAGGATTTATCCAATAGATCTATTGATTTCAGAACAAACGTTCGATAGGAGGGGAGACCCTCTAAACAGAAAGCAAAAACCCACCTACTAAGTCCCCAAAATATTCCCAAAAAGAAAAAGGGCATATAAAACCAACAAGAGGTAAATAAAGAATGGCAAGTAAAGTATTACCAGAAAGAGTAAATATACTTGGAACTGAATACGGTATAGAGATACATAGAATTAGTGAGGATCCAGACCTTAAGAACTATAGTCGTGGGGCATATTGCGATACGCTTTCAAAGCTGATAGTGATAGCTGATTTGAGCGAAAAGGAATACGTTGATATATACCCTGAACAGGAGATTGATTACCAGAAAGAACTACTCAGGCATGAAATACTACACGCATTTCTGAATGAGAGTGGTTTATGGGGAAACAGTTGTCAGCCAGAATGTGGATGGGCGATGAACGAAGAAATGATTGACTGGTTTTCGATACAGTCACCGAAGATTTTTAAAGCATATCAGGAAGTAGGTGCTTTGTGATGGAAGATAGCAAATATTCAGATCTTGTTGAGATTATAAAGGACAGGAAGAAAGAACCACCTAAAGATATGCATTTGTTTCAACAGATTGGTTGGGTGAGTGGTTATAGCCAGTGCGAAAAAGACATACTGGACATAATAAAAGAACTGGAAGAGGATATGGAAAATGACATTTGATGAATACCAGAAAGAAGCAATGAGAACGGCAAGTGGTGTGAGTGCATCTTGTAGCGATAATCTTCTGATGAATGGTGCAATGGGACTTTGTGGCGAATCTGGTGAGTTTATGGACTTACTGAAAAAGAATGTATTTCAGGGGCATGAACTTGATAAAGAGCATATGGCAAAGGAACTGGGTGATATCTTATGGTACTTGGCAGTAGCAGCGGAAGGACTTGGTTATAAACTTTCGGACGTTGCGGAAATGAACAAAGCTAAATTGAGAGCCAGATATCCAGAGGGGTTTGATTCTGGAAAATCCCAAAAAAGAAAAAAGGGTGATCTGTAATGAGGATTTGCGGTAAAGAGATTCGGGATGAATGTCAGCATTGTGGACAGATTCTTGATTGCGAATTATTCCGACAAGGGCACGGAATTAATCAAGACAGATGCAACATACCAAAAATGTATGATTGTCAAATGAAGCATCGGGAGGAACGTGAAAATGCGAATAGTATCACAGGATAAGGATTTGTCATTTGAGTTTGAAAACACTCCAATCTGGACGCAATACAAAGCTATTTATGCAATGATTGGTAACAACGATAAACTAATCGGTATGTATGATAGCGAAAAAGAAGCAGAGAACGTATTTGAGGATATTCATAAAGCCTATGGAAAAATCTATACGAACATCGAATACCTTAAGGATATGACGTATTACATGCCATAAAGTAGCTTATTCAAATTTGGAGATAAATGCGAATGAGAAAAAAGAGTACCCGTCGTGGGGGAAAGGAATATGCATCAGAGAAATCGAGGCATCCCACTTAGCAATGTGAATGTGATGATTTTACTGTAGGATTTAGACTCTCTTAACTGTAAAACACATTTAAGCACTGGATAAAATACGAATAAAAAACTAAATATTGAAAAGCTTTGTAAAAAATGTTGTGTGATGTGGTGGTTTCTCGCAATAGCCACCACATATTAAAGCAGATTAGTGAAATGGTATCACAAAAGTCTCTATCCTACCCCTACTCCGCATATGATGAGACTTAAATTATGGGTTCAATTCCCGTGTCTGCTATTCGGCGTAGATTATATCTTTTTTCATAATTTGCTCCTACCCTACTGGCGATGCCGATAAGGACAGTCAAATGTCCGGTAGGGTTTTGTGAAAATCAAACTGTGCTTTCTACACATCCGTTATAGTCGGACTAATCATACTTTATTTCCTTTCAAGTGATAGTCAGAAAAGACTTAAAAATCACACCCAATTACCCTTACAGTTCTGTGTGCGTTATGTCCTCACAAGTCTTAGCGTACACAGGACAACAATGGAGATTAATTCAGTGGCAGAAGAGACGGCTTATATCCGGCTTGTCGCGGGTTCGATTCCTGCATCTCCAATTTTCAAATATGGTTATCTCGGTGAAGAAGTGTTTTTCAGCACTGCCGAGGGACATGGAAGTGAGTTACCTTAATTCGAGATATTGGATTGAGAAGTGGCTTATACCGGAAAGTGATTTCTGGTATGGAGACAGAAACTGTCAACAAAATCATGTGGCGTACCATCATAAAGAAGCCAATAGCAGAATCCTTGTGGCTGACGAAGAATAGACGCTGGCCGTGTCAGAATAACCTGTTGATGTGTGTAGTGTGAGAGACTACGGACTATATACAGGAAATCTCGTTAAGTCGGTTTGCCTTGAACCCGAGAAATCGGGGTATAACACAAGTGGTTCGTTAAAGTAGCGGTATGGCAAACAAAATTAAAAAACAGGTCACGCTAAGACTTACATAACTCTGAAAGAACCGTGAAATTTACGGGTATCAATCCCGTGTGTGCTTGTCAGCGGTAAGAAGCCAAGGGTCGCACCCAAACGCTCAGACTTATCGTCACACTGGCAGAATATGGCTGTATTTATAATGGATAAGACGAAGGTCTAACCATATTTGAAACAATAATTATAGCGGACGAGTGAAACGGATTCACGCAAGGTTCATGCCCTTGAAACAATAGGTTCGACTCCTATGTCCGCAATTATGTAATCTTCAAAGATTGCATATTAAAGCATGAGTTTTGCGGTTCTCATGAGTCCTCGTTTCCATGTTTTAGTAGGAACCTCCTTTAAAGTTGCCAATATAAAAACCGCAATTGATGAAAAGAGAACATGACAATGGAAAGCAATGAATGTAATTTTTTAACATGTAGATATAACACTTTTGGAGTTTGCACGGACGATCATAGCCGTGCAATATGTGTTGATGTAGCAAAGAAAGTATTATGTTTGGAGGAAGATGAAAATGGCACCTGGAGTTCACAAGATTAGCAAAGAAAAATTTTTTGAAGCATATGAAAAATGGTCACAAGAGGGATTGAGTCTTGGTAAGTGTGCAAAAATTGCCGGAGTAAGCGTCCCTACGTTGAAGAAATACTTCGCAGTATTGATTGCCGGAGAGGAATTTCCAGACAATCTGTTCTAAGGAGAAAAATATGTTTGTAAGGATCTTGAATTTCTTGGTAAAAAAGAAGACAAAAAATTATACAGAAATACCGCTGTTTATGGTTTTGTTTGACTATAAAAAATTTAAAGAAAACGGGACGGAAAACAGTTGTGAAGTCCGGTATCATCCGTGTTTTTGCAATGACGAAGTATTGAAAGAGAAATTGTTTGATGTTATAGACTATATCCGAAAAGAATATAACATGGATATTTTTACGGGGGTTTGAGTATGTGTGAGTTTTGTTCGAGAATAGGAAAGCTAGAAAAAATTAAAAAGGGAGCTTTTAGAGGAGGATATTATCCAGAAGAGAATAAAACGCAAATAGTTGAACACGAAAAGGAATTTCATTTATTTGTAGGATGCTGCGATCCGTTTATGGCTGGGATAGAAATTGAAAATATAAAGTTTTGTCCTATCTGTGGAAGAAAGTTGGTAGATGATTAATGAGTATAGCAGAAGTAATTGATAGTATTGAAAAAGATATGTGGAAAGATTTACAAAAACGAAGTGAGCCAGAAGAACAACCAGAAATGATAGATTGTTCAACGCTTGGTGATGTTCCAGGAACAAACGTTATTAAAGGGAGGAAACAGAAATAAATATGTTTACATTAAGTCAATGGATAATTTTAGGATTTTTGATTTTGTTTGGAATTAGTGTTGACGTGCTTCTTTTGTTTGCTTGCTACAATAAATTTCATTGGTATAACACATCAACCGCAAGTGAAATTAGAGGTCTGAAAGATTATCAATCGAATCTTTATAATGGAATTGAGAGAAAAATTATAATAACATCGGCGGATGGTCATGAAATATTCCGGTATCAGGGGAAGATTAATGTAGAAAGCGATCATGAAAACAATTATATTAAGTTTGAAAGTGAATACGGTAAACGGTATTTAATATATTATGGGGGTCAAGACGTGACAACCATTATTGAAAAATAAAATACGTAACCGGCTAACAACGGAATAATGGGCTAGAAAATGAGAGGTTGAAAGAAATTCTTATCCACACAGCAGTAGGAGCAAAGGAAGTATTGGAACTAGAACTTATGTATATGCTAGGATTATTTTGAATGTTTGGAGGAAAAATGTTAATAGTTGCATTGCAAGATGATATAGACAACTTATATGATATATGGGACACAGTTACAGACCGATTTTTAGGAGTTAATCTTGGAAAGTATGAAGCTGTCGGAATTATTATGGATTACAAGGGAGACTACACCTTTGAAGAGGCATTGGACAGAGTGCAAAACCCAAAGCCATTTAAAGATATTGCTAAGTGCTTGTGTGAAGAATTGCGCCCTTGCGATGATAATAAAATCGAAACGGCAACTCAATATTTGAAAGAAATATCATGGAAAATAGGTACTGTTAGTGCTGAATGTCTTTCGGAAAAGGACGGACAAAAAATGAGAGAGTACATAAATGTACTTGAAAGCAGGATTGATGAATTAGAAAGGTAATTGCGGAGGATTAGAACAGATGAAGATAATTCAAAAAGGCAACTTAGATTTTGCTTATAAGCCTTTAAAATTTAGTTGTAAAAATTGCCATACCGTTTTTGAAGCAAACAATATAGAATATGAGTATTGTGGAGACCAACGAGAGGGCGATAACTGGAAATGCAAATGTCCTTTGTGCCACAAAACAGTATATTACAGCTAAAACGATATTACCGACTGATAAATGGTTTCAGTCGCTAACCTAGGAAAATTGTAGGCAGGAGTCTTAAGCACTTCTGCTTTTTGTAAAGTGGAGGTGCATCTTATTTGGCTTCTGATAATCTTATGGGAGCAGTTTCCAGTTATGAAAAATTTATAGAACAGCACGGTATAGAAGAGCCTGTTCTGGATGCATATATTGAAGCGTGTAAGGTTGCTATCCATACTGAGCGTGATGTTGAGTATGGTTTACAGTGCACGAAGAGAAGTAAAGAACTAATAGAGCGGTTCTGTATGGAAAAGACAGGCGGTACAATCTGGGATCTGGAAAAGTTTGCGTTTGCAAATAAGACAGAATATGAACTGATTGACAAATTCTACGAACCAACACTTCTTGAAGCACAAAATCAGCAAGTGGAAAGCTATTTTCGATATTTAGAGAAAAAGCGTGATCCTAAAGAACGGTTTTATATGCCGAAAAGAAATCAGTTCTTAAATATAGGCTTGCCACAGGCTTTACAGGGAATGATTAATGATGATTATGACATTTTGTGCATTAGTCTTCCGCCTGGAACTTCAAAAACGACTGCTGAGAAGTTTTTTATTACAGGAGTAATTGGTTGGTTTCCGAAAGATTTTAGTCTGTTCTATTCCCACAGTGGTGACATTACCAGAATGTTTTATGATGGAGCGTATGATATTGTAACAAATTCTGATGAATATACATGGTATGATATTTTCCCTGATTTGAGAGTTACTAGTACCAATGCTAAAATGGAACAATTCAATGTTGGAAAATACAAGCCGTTCCCATCATTACAGTGCACGTCAGTAGGAAGTAAAAATGCTGGTAAGGTTCGTGCTTCAAAATATCTTATGGTAGATGATATGATCGGTGGCATTGAAGAAGCTATGAATCCAACGATACTTGATAAGTTATGGGATAAATATGCTGTAGATGCCCGTCAGAGGAAAATACAGGACACTAGTGGAAAGAACTGTAAAGAAATACACATTGCTACCAGATGGAGCGTCAGAGACGTTATAGGACGCTTACAGACGATGTACGAGGGAAATTCACGTGTAAAAGTGATTGCAGTTCCAGACGTTGATCCTGTTACTGGGAAAAGCAATTTTAATTATGAGTACGGCGGTTTTACGGAAGAGTTCTTTTCAGATCAACAATTACTCATGGATGAAATTTCTTATCGGTGCCTTTACAAACAGGATCCTATTGAGCGTGAGGGATTATTGTTCCCGGATGATAAAATTCGTAGATATCTTAATCTCCCACACGGAGAACCTGAGATTATTACAGCTCAGTGTGATACAAAAGGAAAAGGAACGGACTATTTTGTACTTCCGGTCCTTCAAAAATACGGAGAAGATTATTATTGTGTAGATGCCGTGTGTGACAATACTGCCGATTATGAGATGCAGTATAGAAATGCAGCTAATGTTCTGGTGAATAACAAAGTTCAGGAATGTGAATTTGAGCGAAATGCTGGTGGTGATCGTGTGGCTATGGAAGTTAACAAACGTGTTGAAGCTGTCGGTTGGATTTGCAACATTACAGATGAACCTACAGAGACAAATAAAGAAGCACGTATCTTTCAGTGCTCGAACTGGATATTACAACATGTGATTTTCAAAGACCCATCGAAGTACAAGCCAAATGAGCCATATGGAGTTATGATGTCACTGTTAAAGCAATATTCTGTATCTGGTAAAAAACAGCTTGATGACGTGCCAGATGTTTTCTCAAACTTTGCTTTAAGAATGACAAAAGGGAATAGAGTAGCAAAAGTAGAAGCTGTTTCAAATCCATTTAGGAGGTATTGATGGAAACAAGAGAATATTTAGGACTTATTATACGTTATGACCGTATGGTGGAAAATAAATTGTTGGATATTGAGAAAATGAGAACTATGGTTACTTCTACTTCTGTTTCGCAGAAAGATGTAAACGTTCAAACCTCAACGGATAAAGATAAACTTGGTTCTATTGTCACAAAAATTGTCCAGTTGGAAAAAGAAACGGACGAACTGATTGACAAACGGTTTGATATTGTCCGAAAAATAGAAAAAATGCCAAATCTGAATGAATATGATGTATTAATTCAAAAATATGTCCTAAAAAAGCAAATTAAGGAACTTGAGTTGGATAATGCATCAACATATAAGCAAAAACTGAGATTTCTCAAAAAAGCAGAGAAAAGTTTTGAAGAATTATACGGGAAAGAATATTTATTTGTCCCAAATGTCCTATAAAATACCCTAAAAGTACCCACAAATACCATTTTCTATGGATTTCAAATGATATACAATAGAATTGTAAAAATGTAGGTGGTACTCTTTTTACAAAACAAATTTTGCATCGTCTGAAATGAGACGGTGCATTTTTTATGGGTGAAAATATGAAAAATAAAACAGAAGTATATTGTCCACAGTGTCATAGACGTGTTGGAACTTACGATGGACGATCATCAATAAATTTAGTTTGCAAATGTAAAAAGTGCAACAAAAAGGTTGTGTATCACATTGATACTGGTGAGACAGAATCAAAACCGTTGCCAAGACGTACAACTTCAAGCGGAATGACTTTTATTTAAGGTGAGCATAAATGAATAACAAATATCTTCATGAAATTCTCAGAGGAAATTACGGAAGAAAAATTGCATATACGGATGTGATGGAAATCACTTCTGACAACATTGTGAAAGTTATCGGGGATTGCATTGGTGCGTTTTATTACAACAAGCCTATCATTCGGTATTTGTGGCATTACTACAAAGGCGATCAGCCTGTATTGTATCGTACAAAGGTTTCCAATGAAGATATTATCAACAAGGTTGTAGAAAATCATGCATATGAGATTGTCCAGTTTAAAGTAGGGCAGACCTACGGTGAGCCAATTCAATTTATTAGTCGGAAAGACGATGAAAACATCAATAAAGCAGTTGATGAACTGAATGATTTTATGGCTGATGCCAATAAACAGGAAAAAGACATTAAAGCTGGTGAATGGCAATCAGCAACTGGGACATCCTTTAAAGCAGTACAATCAAAAAAAGGTGATATTCCATTTCGTATTGTTGCACCGTCACCGATGAACACTTTTGTCATTTACAATCGAAGTACAGAAGAACCGTTGTTAGCAGTACAGGAATTGAAAGACGAAAATGGACAATGGTATAAACTGGCTTTTTCGGAAACACGTTCTTTTAGAATCGTAAATAGTAATGTGTTAAAAAGTAAGTTACATACTTATGAAGGAATACCAATTGTCGAATATCCAAACAACCATGAACGGATCTCTGATGTTGAGTTGGTTATTACCATGTTGGACGCTATTAACAATATGCAGTCTAACAGAATGGATGGCATTGAACAGTTCATTCAGTCATGGCTCAAGTTTGTAAACTGTGAGGTTGATGATGAGCAATTCCAGAAAATGAAGATGAATCATGCTCTGGTTGTAAAATCCATCAACAAAGAGAACAAGTCTGATGTTGATGTAATGACTCAGGAGTTGAATCAGACCCAGTGTCAGGTGGCTAAAGAGGATTTATGGAACAATACACTTTCTATTTTAGCAATACCAAATAAGCAAGGTAACACTGGCGGAGATACACAGGGTGCGGTTGAATTGAGGAACGGATGGGACTTCTCTAAGAACCGAGCAAAATTAAAGGATCCAATAGTAAAAACGTCAGAAAAGCGTTTGGCTACTGTGGTTCTTAGTCAGTTGAGAATTTCTGGTAACGACTTGAAGTTATCTATCAGAGATTTTGATGTACAGATAAATCATAGTCCACAGGATAACATGTATACCAAGTCTCAGACGTTATATCAGTTATTGCAAGCCGGAATACACCCGTTGATTGCAATTAAAACAGTAGGACTTTGGGGAGATGCAGAAAAAACATTCCTATTGTCTGAACCATATCTTAAGAATTTGTGGAAAACCATAGATGATGCAGAAGAACAAACGGTTAAAGCACAAAATATAGTGGACAACCTTAATAATCAGCAAAATAAAGCAGTTACCGAATAATTGGTGGCTGTTTTTATTTTATAAAAAAATTAGCAGCTATGCGGAAAATAGCAAAACTCAGCGGGAGCGACCCGCGGTAACAAAAGCGTGAGTTTACGGAGGTAATTATTTATGACAAGAGAAGATATCACAAAACTTTTTCCAGATGCAACAGATGAACAGATTACAAACCTTTTGAATCAGAACAATTCTGAGGTTGCAAGGGAAAAGAACAAGGCAAACCAGTACAAAGAAAAAGCCAATACCGCAGATGAGTTACAGGCAAAGATTGATGAACTGGAAGCTGGTAATCTTTCAGAACTAGAAAAGGCGAATAAAGCCTTGGAGACTGCCAACAATCAGATTGCACAGTTGCGGAAAGATAATGCAATTAGAGATCAGAGAGAAGCAGCCATGACTAATTTTAAGATTGACGCTGAACAGGCGAAAACGGTTGTGAAAGATGATGGAAGTATTGATTATGCAGAACTTGGAAAGATTATCTCTGAAAAAGAAGAAGCCTCAGCAAAAGCCAAAGAACAGGAGATTGCTAACAATCAGGACGTTCCAGGTGGTGGCACTGGTGGCAAAGATAAAGAAAAAACAGATGCCGAAAAAACGGCAGAAACAATTGGCAAGAATTTATCTGGCGTAAATAAAACGGCAGAGTCGATTGTGGAAAGTTATTTGTAGGAGGTTATTAATATGAAATTTACAGAGTCTAGTGTAACTACTCAGAAAGAAATTTTAAAGAGAAAACTTGGCGGTGAATTGTTTGAAGAAATCAAACTGGATTCTACCGCTTTTACAGATGGTGTTTGTAAGGCAGGTAATCCGATTGCAGTCGACGGAAAAGTAGATAATGCAACAGCACCTGTTGGTATTCTTTTGAATGATGTGTATGACAGCAATCCGAACGGAACTATTTTAAAGGCGTTTGGTGTTGTAAATGAAGCCAATGCAAATGCAAACGCTTCTATCACTATCGCAACAGCAACCAAAACAGCATTACCACTTATTGTTTTTGAATAAGAAAGTACCGACAAGTAATTAAGAATTTGTCGCTAACCGAAAAAAGTTATCGGTAGAAAGGTGGAAAATAATGAATATTAGAGATGCATATAATGCAAAAGCAATCGCACTTGTTCAGACAGAGGTTGCAAGTAATAAAATTGCATATCTTGGAGCTGGACTTTTCCCAGCTAAAAAGAAAATGGGTCTTGATCTGAAATGGATTAAAACATCAAAAGGGCTTCCGGTTTCTTTGGCACCGTCCAATTTTGATGCAGTGTCTACACTGAGAAGTCGTGAGGGATTCAAACTGACAGAAACAGAGATGGCATTCTTCCGTGAGTCAATGCTTGTTAAAGAAGCAGATGAACAGGAAATGATGCGTGTTCAGGATAGCACTGATCCATACGCAGCAGATGTACTGTCCAGAATCTTTGATGATGCAAACACGCTGATTGATGGTGCAAATGTAGTGCCTGAAAGAATGATTATGCAGCTGTTAGCTCCGTCTGATGGTTCTCCGAAGATTTCCATTGAAGCAAACGGTGTAACTTATGCATACAATTACGACCCGAATAGCACCTATAAAACAAACAACTACGCAGATGTAACAACTACGGATACAGACAAGTGGTCTGATGCTACTAATTCTGATCCGATGGATGATATCGCAGTTGCTTTGGATGCAGTCGAAGCACAGACTGGTGAAAGACCATCTATCATGATTGTTTCCAGAAAAACTATGGATTATCTGAAACAGAATGCAAAGATTAAGTCTGCAATTCTGGCACAGAACACTTCTGCTACTGTGTTCATGAATGATAATAGAGTAAAAGAAGTATTTTCTTCTGAACTTGGAATCAACATTATTGTTTATTCTAAACAGTATAAGAAAGAAGATGGAAGTGCTGCTAAGTTTTATCCAGATGGATTCGCTACATTGATTCCGGCGGGTGCACTTGGAAGTACTTGGTATGGAACTACACCGGAAGAAAGAACACTTATGGGAAGTGGCGAAGCTGATGTATCTATTGTAAACACTGGTGTTGCTGTTGCTGTATCGACAACAAATGACCCGGTACAGACAAAGACTACAGTTTCCGAGATCGTTCTTCCATCTTATGAAAGAATGGATAGCACCTATGTAATCAAGTGTTACTAGGAGGTGCATCATGGTTTTTGACCATAAGGTTAAATATCACGGAGTTTGGTATATGCCATTTGAAGAAATTAAAGAGGAACCAGAGGTAACAAAAGCTTCTGGCTCTTCTTTTGTTGATGCTCCAAAATATAAAAAATCTGACATTACTTGTATGAAAGTTTCGGATTTGCGAAAAGTCGTTATGGACACAGGTGTTGAAAATGCCGATTCTATGACCGGAGCAGAAATGAAAGAGTATTTAATTAATTTGTTTGGATTGTAGGAGAAAATCTATGAAATATTCAACATTGGAAAAAGTAAAAATCCGTTTAGGGCAATATCATATAGAGACTGTAGAGAATGAGGATGGAACTTCTTCCGATGTTGTTATATTTGACGCAAAAGAAGACAATCCGAAAATCGAACAATTAATTGACCAGATTAAAAATGAAATTCGGAATAAGCGGATGTACCCGGAATCTTATACGGCAGAGAAGATTGATGATGATTTAAAAAAATACGAAAATGTAATTATTGATCTTGTAGTGTATGACCATTCACAGGCAGGAGAAGCCTTTATGTCGTCTTATACAGAGAATGGAGTAAGCAGGAACTGGAAAGAGCGTGAAGACTTATTTGTTGGTGTATATCCGTTTGTAAGGATTTTATAGAAGATTGTGCGTTACCATTTTACCGATGTGGGAAATATGGTAGCAGGTGGCACACATTTTATCGGTGGTGGGAAGTGTGCGAAACAAAAAGAAAGGCGGTATATGATGACAATAGAAATTTCTACTGCAATCATTATAAGCGTGTTATCACTTGGTTTTTCCGTCTTTATTGGACTTAAGAACAGCAAAAGGACTGACACAAAAGATATTGAAGAGCGTGTTAAAGACAATACGCGAATCAATATGAAATTAGACAATATTAATTCTACAACTCAGGGTATTAAGGCTGATTTATCATCTATGAGAAATGATATTAAGGCTCATAATGATAAAATTATTGTTCTTGAACAGAGTTGTAAACAGGCACATAAGCGGTTAGATGAAATAATCAACCGACTTAATCTTGATTTAGAAAGAGACAGGGAGGTGTAAATATGGATATTACAAGCATTGGAACATCTCTTGCGATTGTTGTGATCTGTTATCTGGTTGGACTTGGTGCAAAGATAGTGCCACAGGTAAAGGATAATTATATTCCGGTTATCGTTGGTGCTGTTGGTGGAATGCTTGGTGTGGCAGGTATGTATGTAATACCAGATTTTCCGGCACATGATGTTATGACTGCTGTTGCGGTTGGAATTATGTCTGGATTGGCAAGCACCGGAGTAAATCAGATATACAAACAGGTAAAGAAAGATGCTTGATATTAACAAGCAAAAGATGGCTTACTCATTGCAAAATGTACGTGTTCCAATCTATGACACTGATGAAGATGGAAACATAAAGTACATTACGGTTGATGGTGTAAAAGTTCCAGTAGATACAGGCGAATACACTACAGGTTATTCAAAGCCTGTATTTTTTTATGCCAGTATTAACAATAAGTTGGACGATGTTCTTATTAAGGAATTCGGTGTTGATCAATCTTCAAACTACGCACAGATTGTAACAGACAAAGGAGCCTTACCACTTGCCGTAGGTAGCCTTATATGGAAGAAATCAGCCATAGGCTATAAAGACATTGCTAAAACGATTGTAGACGCAAATACGGCAGATTACACGGTTTTGGGCGTAGCTGACGAGGGACTTACAGTTGATTTGTTCCTTTTACAAAAAAATGTAAAGTAGGTGCAACATGGGAACGCATACAATCCATATGGATTTGTCCGTAAAATCAGTAAGAAACGCCATTAAAGAACTAAAGAAATATGAATCTGACTTGACCTATAAATGTCAACTGCTTGCCGAAAAACTTGCCGAAAAAGGTGTGGAGATAGCACGAGTTCAATTAGCGGATTTGGATGCTGTCTTTAAAGGAAAGTTGATTTCCAGTATTCATGCTGAATACAAAACATCGAAAGATGGAGGAAGTGTATGGGCGGTTGTGGCAGGTACAGACCATGCGTTGTTTGTTGAGTTTGGAACTGGTTATGAGGGAAAAAGAAATCCGTACAAAGGGGAATTGCCAGATGGAGTTACTTGGGAATATGCAACAGGAAAGACAATCCATCAACTTTCCGATGGTCGCTACGGATGGTTTTATCCAGGTGATGATGGAAAATGGTATTTTACAGAGGGTATGCCGTCCAGACCATATATGTACAATACTGCAAATGAATTAAAAGAAATACTGGTAGAAACTGCAAGGGAGGTGTTTGGAAATGACGAGTGAAAATGACTGGGTATTTGACCTTGATACCACAATATTTTCTATTGTAAAAACAAAAGCAACAAAAAAGTTGACAGAAAAATTTCCAAACATCTATTTTACATCTACTGGTAAATCAAAAAATCCACCACAATTTCCTACGGTATATATTCATTCTTTGCAAGGTGTTGAAAAAGGACAGGATTTAGAAAGAACAAAAATCAATGCTATTCAACATACAGTGCAAATTGATATCACTACCAACACAAATCAGAATGATGCGAAATATGTCATGAAGTGCATCACTGACATTTTTAAACAAATGATGTTTTACGTTGTTGCTATGCCAGAAATGACTAGCGGTAACGAAACATATAAAAGCACTGCACGTTTTAGGCGTGTAATAAGTGCAAACGATACAATACTTTAAACAAGAGCAGAAATGCTCTTATTTTTTTGCTTATTAAGGAGGTAAAACTTATGGCTACAGGCTTAAAAAGTAGAATTATTTATAGGGAAATTCCGGCAGCACCGACCGAAGGTTCTTACTGGGCTGGTACTTATAAACTTTTGATGAGAGCAAAATCAATTCCATCTCCGTTTGGTTCTCAGAATATGGTAGATACATCTACACTGGAAGATCTTGTTGAAACACAGGAAATGGGAAGAAGATCTGCTGGCTCCATGGAAGTACCTGGTGCATTTGAAAAAACATACAAAGATGAAATGGTAAAAAATGAGGGCAAGAAACTTGATTTCTGCATCCTTTACGGAACTGACGGAAAAGGTTCAGAAGGTATTTGCGGATTCATTGGACAGGAAGCCTTTGCACCAGACGAAGCAACAGACGATCATCTGACCGGAACTGCAACTATCTCTGTACAGACTGTACCGAAGTGGATTGAAGATGATTACGATGTGGCAGTCACAGAGGATGAAAATGGTTATCCGACGCAGATTACACTGACAAAAAAATCGTAAGTCAGCCACAGACTCAATCGGCTACGGTGGTTGACGAGGATAAAGTAGCCATTGACACATATTTATAAAAATGGAAAAAGGGGCGGTCTACGGACTGCCCCTTTCCCCATATAACAATAAAAGTGGGAAAGGTTAGGTAAATATATGAAAACATTTGTTATTAATGGAAAAACATACGTAGCTAAAGAATTTGATTTTGCATTGGTTTGTGATCTGGAAGATCTTGGAATTTCCATGGAAGATATTGAAAGTAAACCAATGTCATTTGTAAGAGCATATTTCATGTTTTGTTCTGGTCTGAATAAAAATGATGCAGCTAGAGAAATTCAGGAGCATATGATTTCTGGTGGAAATTTTGAAGATATTACCGGAATGATTGCTGATGGATTGGAAAACTCCGGTTTTTTTCACGCTCTCAACCAGAACAAGGAAGAGAAAGCTCCAAAGAAGACGGAAGCGACAGCGCAGAAATAATCGCTGATAAAAAGTATAAAACTATTCGTGAAATGTACGCAAATGAAGTTTTTCCGCAAATGCACGCTATATGTGGTATTAGTTGGGAAGACTTCTGGAAAATGAATCCTATGATTATTGAACAGTACAAAAAAGGATATCAAAACAGACGCAAAATTCACGATGAAGAGATGTGGCTTATGGGGCAGTATAACCATAAAGCGTTTAGCGTTGTTCTATCTCATGCCATTTCTGGTATTTTCGGTAAGTCTTCAAAAGCTGAATATCCTAAACAGCCATTCTTACAGAAACTTTCTGAAAGTACCATTAAAAATACTAACAAAGAATCACATGAAGAGGTTGGCGTGTTCGAAATGAAGCAACGTATTAACCTATTGAGAAAAGCTGGACTGCCTGAGAGTCCGGCTTAATTTTTGCAGAAAGGTCGGTGGGAATCATGCCAAATAATGAAGTTGAAAAACTGGAAGTCGTTATTGATACATCGGCTAAAAGTGCAAACAGATCTCTGAGTGCTATGGAAACACACTTGGAGAAAATCGCTGAAAACCTTACTCTTGTTACTGGACTCGCAAAAGGTCTATATAACATTGGTAGTGTGGATGTAAGCGGTCTAAAAGAACTAAAAAGTGATCTGGACGCTATTTTTAAGAAACAGAAAAACGTAAATGGTGAAAAAACTAAGCCACGTGTAGATAGGTCTGACCTTAAATACACAGAAAAATCCTTTGATGCATTATTAAAGAAATTTAAAGATGTTGGAAAGGGAATGAATCTGTCTGGTCTTGGAGAAACAGATCTTGAAAAAGGTTTGGCAAAAGCTGAATCTCAGTTAGCTAGTTTACAGTCAAGATTACAAAAGAAGTTAGCAACAGAAAATGTTACTAATTATGGAAAGGCATATGCCAATCTTGCCTATGATATTCAGAAAGCTACAAATGAGATAGAACAGTACAAGACTGCTATTGATTCTGTAAAAGCAAAAATACCAGAGTTTACGATTGAAAGAAACGATGGAAGTCAGAATAATACACCAAAATATCAGAGAGCAACTTCTCCTAGATTCAAAAACTATGAAATTTCTAAGCCTGTAACTTCTGGCGTAAATATGAAAGATGTTTGGGCTGAAAACAATAAAATTTCTGCTGAAATTCAATCCTACATGGATATGGCTTCTTCAAAAACAAGTGAAGCTACTAGCAAAATGTATGATTACAGTTCGGCGATAAAACAAACAAAAGAAGAAATAGCTGCTTTAGCAAAAGATGGATATATTGAGGGAGACGATAACTTTGATGCAAAAGTTATGCAGTTAGAACAGCTAAAACAAAGCCAGAAAGAATATCGTGTAGAAATTTTAAATACTATCGCTACCGAAAAGAAAATGGGGCGTGGTATGCAAAATTGGTCTTCCAATAAAGAAATAAAATCTGCAAATAATAGCGCAAAAGGATTTCGTGCAACCCTGTCAAAAATTTCAAAATCTGCAAAAGATTTAAATAAAATAAAGAGCCAATTTGATTCTATAGCAAAATCTATCAGAAATGTTAGAAGCACTGCATCAAAAGCATTGCACCCGATTAAAAGCATTAAAGAATTATTATCCGGAGATTCTGGAAAAAGCGGAATGTCTCTTGGTAGAATGGTTGGTTCATCAATATTATTTTCCAGTGTATTCGGAGCAATAAGTGCGATTAAGGCTGCTATAAAAGAGGGTTCTGATAATCTAGTTCAGTATAGTTCTGAATACAATAAAAATATTTCTTCTATTGCGACTTCCTTATTGTATTTAAAAAATGCGTGGGCTGCTGCATTTGCACCAATTTTAAATGTTGTAGAACCGTATCTGTCTGCATTTATAGATATGATGGCTTCTGCAATAAATAAAGTAGGACAGTTTTTCGGTGCACTTACTGGTAAAGCATTTGTCGTACAGGCTAAAAAGGCATGGAAAGATTACGGACAAACATTAAAAGATACTGGATCCAGTGCGAAAAAAGCGGGAGACGATGCTAAGAAAGCTGCTAAAGATTTCCAGACATACACGCTTGGCATTGATGAACTGAATGTACAACCACAACAAGCAAGTTCTTCATCGTCTGGAAGTGGTGGTACTGGCAGTGGTTCTGGCGGTTCTGGAAGTACACCCGCTATTTCAGATATGTTTGAAACCGTAGAAGTATCAAATTCTATGGCAAACTTGGCGGATAAATTTAAAGAAGCTATCGCAAAATCTGATTTCACAGAAATCGGAGCGATGATTGGAAATAAACTTCAATCAGCACTTGAGGGTATTAACTGGAAAAAGGTATATTCTGTAGCTTCAAATTTTGGAAAAGATCTAGCCACTTTTTTAAATGGTCTGATTTCTCCCAGACTATTTTATGATCTTGGTCAGACGTTGGCTAATTCCATAAACACTGCTTTTCACTTTTTAAATTCATTTGCGACTAATTTTGATTGGTCTAATTTTGGTGAATCTTTGGCAAGTAGCATTACCGGATTCTTTGAAAACTGGGATGCTGGACTTACAGGTGAAACCTTGAGTAAATTTGCCACCGGATTATTAGAAGCTGCAAAATCAGCGGTAAACAAACTTAAAGACGATGAAACATTTAAGAAAATTGGTCAGAAAATTGTAGATTTTTTGATGGGAATCGATTGGGTAAGTCTTGAATGGTCTACGCTTAAATTTTTTAAAGCTTTGCTTGATGCATTGTTTGATTTTCCTGTTCAGTTAGCAGAAGGCGCAATGGAAGAAATCATAAAGAAAATATTCGGAGCTGATGTTGATGTAGAAATCCCAGCAGCGATAACTGATTTTGTCAGAGATTTTTCGTTGAGCAATATTCCAGGATTCAAGCAAATTCATTTTTTGGGTGATTTGATGGAAATTCCAGAAAATGCAAGTGCTATCGTCGATAAAATCAAACCTTTATTTGATAAAGAAACATGGAAAGGTGCAATTCAAGAAGCCAAAGAAGCTATTGTTGAAACATTTACAGATGCATGGGAAAAGGTAAAAGAAATTTTTGCGCCCGTAATAGAGTTTTTCAGTGGAGTTTTTGGAGAAGCATACTCAGCAATAAAAGATGCGTGGGCATACGTAACAGGATTTTTTAGCGATATATATTCTGAAATCAAAAAGATATTTAAAGATCCAGCCGGATATTTCCGTGAAAAATTCACTTCTGCATACAAGGCAGTTAAAACTTCATTTGCACCTATAGCAGAATACTTTTCTGGAAAATGGGAAGCAGTTAAAAAAATATTCAGTGTTAAAAATGTTCAAGGATTTTTTAAAGACGGATTTCAGAAAGCATATAATACCGTAACTGATATCTGGGATGGATTAACAGGATTCTTTAAAAAATTAGCTAAAGATGCATTTTCGCCAATTAAAAAACTTGTAAATGGAATTATCAAAGGAATTAACTGGGTACTTGATAAAGTAGGATCTAAGAAACGATTAAATTCATGGTCGCCGGATTTTGATAAATTCGCAAAAGGTTCTAATGGACTGAGCCATAATACAATGGGTATCGTCAATGACCAGAAAGGTTCAACATATAAGGAGTTGATTGTACCTCCAAATGGAAAGCCATTTATTCCAGAGGGACGTAATGTGATGTTGCCTTTGAAAAAAGGTACAAAGATTATGCCGGCTAACCAGACTAAGAAACTGGTAGAAGCTACTGGCGGTGTTCCAAAGTTCGCAGGTGGTATCGGAGATTTCTTTGGTGACGCATGGAGCGCAATTAAGAGTTTCAGTGGAAATGTTCTTGATTACCTTACACATCCGGGAGATATTGTAAAGATTGCGATTGATAAATTTACTGATATGTCCGATATGGTAGAGCCATGGTTAAGCGTTGCAAAAGGAGCGGTAGATCAGGTACTTGGCGGTATCACTGATTTTATTAAAGATATATTTGATAAAGTTGGTGGACAGGGAGTTGAGGGAGCTGTTCGATGGGCGATTAATATTGCCAACGATAATTCTCATGGTTACGATCAGCGTAATAGATGGGGAAATCCAGACTATGACTGTTCGGCATTGGTTATTTCTGCTTTCCAACAGGCAGGTATTCCGTTGAAATCAGCTGGAGCAAACTATACGGGAAATATCTATGATGCTGCGAGGTCAGTAGGTTTTGCTGATGTAACAGGTGGTGTAAACCGTGCAAACGCAGACGGCATGAGACGTGGTGATATTCTTCTTTCCAGAGGACACCATACAGCTATTTACATCGGTAATGGACAGGTAGTACAGGCAAGTTCTAATGAGCATGGCGGTATTACTGGTGGTCAGCCAGGAGATCAGAACGGACGCGAAATCTGGGTGACAAGATACTATAACTTCCCATGGACAGATGTACTGAGATATGCGAAGTTCAAAAATGGTATCGGAAAGATTTTACCATCAGATCTTGTTCCGGCATTTGCTAACGGTGGATTCCCGGAAGATGGCTTGTTTATGGCAAACCATAGCGAATTGGTAGGACAGTTTTCAAATGGTAAAACCGCAGTTGCTAATAACGATCAGATTGTTACAGGAATTGAAAATGGTGTATATCGTGGAATGATGCGAGCACAGTCAGAAGATACAGAAGTAACAAGTCTGCTTGGAGAAATTCTTATTGCTATTAAAGATGGCAAGAAGATTGTTATTGATGGAAGAGAACTTGTAAGTATATATGATAACAGAAAGTCCAGAAACGGATTTTCATTTACGTAAAGGGATGGCAAATGCTGTCCCTTTATTTTTGGAGGTGATGTATCGTGGCTTTATCGTCTTTTTTAAATGTGAATGGATATGATTTTCCGTGTCCGGCAGTTGGTTTTTCCTGGACAATATCAACTACGGTTACAGCAGGAAGAAATGTAAATAATGCAGTAATTGGAGAAAGAGTTGGAAGAGACTTGTATAAATTAGATAGTCTGAAATGGAAGTGCTTGACACCAAAGACACGGAAGATGATGCTTGATGCATTGAAACCGTTTTATGTTCCAGTGACTTTTGAAGATCCAGCAGACCCAGGGCATCCAATTACTATAACGATGTATCCTGGGGACAGAAAAGGTACGCCACTTTTCGCTGATGCACTAACACATATGATTACAAAGGATGAAACACTAGAATTTAACTTGGTTGATTGTGGGTGGTAATATATGCAGATTGTAAGCAAACCGTATATAGAACAAATGAGTAGACCGTTCCGTAACAACGGTTATATCAAAGGTACAATCGGTATTATCAACCTCGAAGCACAGTCAAGCGCAACGGTAGATAATGCAGAGAATAATCTTGCTTACTGGTCAGATAAGCATAGCCCGTTTATAGGAACTGGTGTTACGAAAATGTATGCTACGGCAGAACAAGACTTTGCGAAAGTTGATGGTTCCATGTATTTTCTCCCAAAAGATAATCATGGATTTTCTTATTATAATAATGGATTTGTTACTTCTGAACTTCTTGGCTCAGTGGTGATTAGTTTTACTACTGGTGCTACGTATGATATTAAAGGTCTGACGATTGATTTTGGAAAGTATTATCCTACAAAATTTACAATCACAAATGGGAAAGTATCATATGAGTACGAAAACAAATCGCAATTATTTACGACTGAAAATGTGTTTGATTCCAGTCAATACATCAAGATTACACCAACTGAAATGGTAAATGGTCAGAGCCGATTGAGAATTAATAAAGTAGAACTTGGCGTTGTTGACTCGTTTACAAATGACGAAGTTATATCTTGTAGTATTAGTGAATATGTATCTGCTACCACAGAATCACTTCCGAGTAAAGATGTAGAAATCATCATTAACAACCAAGATTCTTATTACAATCCAGACAATGTAGAATCTGCTATTGGTTACTTGGAACTTGGACAGGAAGTTCGTATGCAGTTTGGGTATCAGTTAGATAGTGGCGAGATTGAATGGTTGCCACCTACACTTTCATATTTGAAAGAATGGAATGCTAATGATAGTCAGGCACAGTTTGTATGCACAGATTTATTTGCATCAATGGAGGGCATTTACTATAACGGTTTATATCGTGAAAAAGGTATTTCTCTGTATGATTTGGCAGTAGATGTATTACAAGATGCCGGATATAGTGAAGATCAATATTATCTGGATCCATATCTTAGGTCTGTGACCGTGTATAACCCTGTTCCAGCCGTCAAACACAGTGAAGCCTTACAGATTATAGCTAATGCCGGAAGATGCGCTCTATACGATGATAGAGACGGTAGAATACATATTCAATCATCTTTCGTGCCAGACATTACGGCAACCTCAAATGGTGAAGCTGATTACAGTAATGTTGGCAATGTAATGCTTGATACTAAAAAGGTATCATACGCAGATGCAAGCATGGACTTCTCAGTGGTTGATGGTAGCATTTTGTTTCTACCAAAGTCAGGTGGATATGTTTCAAATACAGGATATGCCAGTTCGGAGATTTCGGATGCGAATGGAAATTTTGCAAACAATCCGAAAGTAATCTTATCTCTGGAAACTGGATATACAATTTACGGATTGCGTATAGAGTTCCATAAGACACATCCAGAAGAAATTAAAATCACTACATACTATCAGGATTCAAAGATAGTAGAAATGGTAGAAGATGTAAACTCTCTGGTTTATGAGACTGGTGATCGGTTTGATACATTTGACCGAATGGAAATTGAAATCACAAAAGGTTATCCGAATAGTAGAGTGTTCATTGATAAAATTTCAGTAGGAAAATCAACGGACTACACGATTACTCGTGACTATCTTACGGATTCTCCTACGGTTCTGATGCAAGACAAATTACGGAACATGACGATTATTAGAAATCTGTATAGCAAGCCGACTGTTACATCAGAAGTGGTTTCGGAGACACTTACTATATCTCCAACAAACACGATGCATACGGTATATCTTTCAGACCCGGCATATGATTTCAGTACACAGATTACACTTAATGGTGGTGGCGCAACGTCTATAACAGGAACGATTGTAGCAAGTAGCAATTACTATGTAACGATTCAGTTTAAAAATGTAACTACTACAACAAAAATAGACTTAAAGGTTCTTGGAAAAGAATACATTCTGAAAACCAATAAGTATTCTGTACAGCACAATGATAATGGTTCTGATATCGAATGGGACAATCCATTAATCAGTACGGTTGAACAGGCACAGGATATGGAGGAGTGGTTATCTTCTTATTATTTAGGTCGTGTGGAATATCAGTTTGCTTGGCGTGGAGACCCAAGAACTGATGCTAACGACCTTTTCTATTTCCAGACCAAAGATGGAAAAACCAGAACTATCAGAGCATACGAAAATGACATTTCTTTTGATGGTGCATGGAGCGGAAAAATCAAAGCAAGGGCGGTGGAACTTGAATGAGTTGGATAGAACCTAAAACAGATTGGACTTCTCAAGACACGTTTAATTTCTCAGATTACAACCGGATAAAAAATAACATTGCTTATCTGAGAGAACGAGCGGTCAAACTTGTGAAGCCGTTTGAAATACAGGATATGGGTGACGATATGACTTCCTATGCTGAGTTGTTTGATGCATCGAAATTCAACATCCTAGAACAGAATTTGGAAACGATTAATAACAACGCATATCTGAAAGACTATGGAACAAAACAAACCTTTTATGATAATGGCGTTTTTATTGCTTATGCAGAACTAAACAGAATCGAGTCCGCTACGCTTGATATTTACAATATGCTTGGTAGACAGGAAATCGGTTTGCGAAGATTAGCTTTCAGACTGGGAGCAGGAAGAGAGGTACGTATTTAATGGCGAAACAAACATTGCCTACTAATTTTCAGGATGATGTTCTTAATGAAGTCAATCCAAAAAGAAAATACAAGATGATTATGAATGACGATGCTACCGTATCGTTTGAAGATGTGACCGAATACGATCAGGTTGGAAGTAATTTCGGTGCAGCACAGGTCAACGAAACTAATACGGCAGTCAATGAATCCGCTGACAAGTCTGATATTATAGACTCTACGGCAGACGTGTTGGCAAATACTGCTTCTGGCAAAATTGCTTCTGCCTTAGCAGTAAAAGGATTGAAGGATTATACACCAATGCAACCGAGTAAGAATTATACTGGTGATCTGAATGATTTGCCGACTGGGGTTTTTATTTTAGATCCATCAAAATGCACCAATACTCCAAGTCATATGATGGGAATGTGGGCACATGTAATATGCAGAAAAAATTATTCTCAAACAGTATTGTTTTATTCAACGGTTGGGCTTCCGGTTGTTGCTTTTCGATCATATGCGAGCAATGCATGGACGCCGTGGAAAGAACAGGGAATTGGTCATGGCTTTGGCGATGTATGGCAGAATGGACTTGTAAAAAATGCATTGCTAGTTAATTTGAATGACCCATATGCAGTAGAAAACAAAACGTATTATGTAGACCGATCAAAAAGTGCAACTAACCTACCGCCAGACTGTCAATGGGGTATACGTGAAGTGTGTTGGTTAATGGGAAATTGGGTGATGGTGCGGATTACTGGATATTCGACTAACAGCAAACAGGCTATCTGGACTAATTTCTATACTGCTTCTGGTGGTTGGAATGGTTGGACAAAACATTCTTATGGAATTGACACCCTTACACAAAACGGTCTTTCCATAAATTCTGGAAGATGCAAAATTATAAGTGGTGGTTATTATGTACAGAACAAAATAGCACACGTGCAGATGAAAATACAGGTATTAACAGCATTATCAAGTAGAAACTTTTGGGTTGTAATTAAAGGACTTCCACAACCATCCGTTGAATCAGCACTTGCTATCACAAGCTACAATGCATTAGGAAGAGCGTTAGGATGTTATGTGCATAAAACGACAAATGTTGCGTCTGGGGAGATAGTTATAACAACAGCAGGAGATAATATTGAAGCAAATGGGTATTATGTAATCTCTGGCGATTATGTAGTAGCATAAGGAGGTATAAAGATGTTAATAGATGTAAGCTATCATAACGGAACAATTGATTGGGAAAAGGTAAAAGCATCGGGTGTACAGGGTGCTATCTTGCGGTGTGGCTATGGAGATAATATTGCATCACAGGATGATAAGCAGTATAAGCGCAACGCTGACGAGTGTACAAGGTTGGGAATCCCTTGGGGTGTGTATCTGTATAGCTATGCCAAGACCACAGCACAGGCAAAAAGTGAAGCAGAACACGTGCTGAGACTGATTGCACCTTACAAGGATGTAATGAGTTATCCAGTATATTATGATTTGGAAGAAAAAGGAACGGAGTCCGTGGCAGTTCAGAACGCACTTGTGTTTGGTGACATTATCGAAAGTAACGGCTATATGTGCGGAATATATGCAGGGCAGTCATGGTGGCAGAAGTACATCGGCAATAAGTTGGACAGATTTACAAAATGGGTGGCACGGTACAACACTCATAAGCCTGTTGGAATCTCTGGTACTTATGATATTTGGCAGTATTCCAGTGATGGCTCTGTTCCTGGCATTAGTGGTCGTGTTGATGTAAATGAGGTATACAGAGACTTTCCGGCAGAAATCAGAGGTGGTAGCACCAAAAAAGATGCAGATGGTACTGTGGATGATAGCACCGGAACAATGCAAGATATGACCGATGCACAGGGCGAAATTTCCTATCAGGTGCACGCACGGAAAGCCGGATGGTTGCCCCGGAAATGTGACGGACAGATGGCAGGAAGTATCGGACAGAGCCGTAGACTTGAAGCACTGAAAATCAAGTTTGATGAGAAACTGGATGTACTGGTGCATATGCGTGGCATTGGTGATAAGTTGTTTGAAAATGTCGATGAAAATACGGTCATTGGAACAGTTGGAGAGGGCAGACGGCTTGAAGCATTAAAGCTGATTTGTGCATCAAAACTGGCATATAGAGTGCATCAGAAAAGCTACGGATGGAGCAAGTGGGGATTCTCTTGTGATCTTGTTGGTGTTCCGGGAGAATATAAACAGCTTGAAGCAGTGGAAATCAAAAAACCTAAACTTGTTGTGCGTGGTCATGTGCAGAAAGTTGGATGGCAAGACTGGGTACCGGATGGATGTGTAGTAGGTACGACTGGCAAAGGATATCGTATGGAAGCATTGCAGATTGACCCGTGCGGAAATAGCATCAAAGCAAAAGCACATATGCAGACAGACGGATGGGTAGACTATGGCGAAGTTACCGCTGATACCATAATTGGAACAACCGGAGAAAGCAAGCGGATTGAATGTCTGTGTTTTGAGGGTGGCTTTGAATATCGTGCACACATTCAGGACTACGGATGGACACCGTGGACAAAAGCAGACGGAGTATCAACGCTTGGAACAGTCGGTCAGGCATTACGTATTGAAGCGTTTGAAACCAGATAGGAGGACGTATGGCATATTTAAGATATGTTGGTGATACAGAGGTCTACAAGGCTTCTGTATTGCCTTGTGGCAATATAGTATCTGTTGAATTTGAAAAGAAAGCAGTAGTCAAAACTGATGGATTTGACCTTTTCCTTGATGGAGATTGCAAGAACGATATTGGCGGTGATACTTACCATAGTTTTACAACTGTCTACCAGAAAGACGCTAAGTCTATACAGTATTCAAATGATGGTTCCGTATATACAGAAATTCCAGGTGAAGAATATGAATACATCGAACCTACAATTCCAGAAATGCCAGAACCAGAACCGATTCCTGAACCAGAGCCGGATCCAGAACCTACTCTTGAAGAACTTAAAGACTGGAAAACCATGGAAATGAACGGTGAACAGCAACAAGTGATTCAGAGTGGCGTTGACGTTATGTTGACAGACGGAACGGTTGAAAGATTTGATTTGAAAGATCAAGACCAGACCTCACTCTTAGGATTGCAGACACTGGTCCTGAACGGACAGGAAAAGATACCGTGGCATACTTCTGATAACTCTGAACACTGTAAGTATTACAGTAACGCAGACATGGCATTGATTACAGCTAAAGCATTGGAGTTTGTAACAACTCAGGTTACATACTTCCATGACCTTAGAATTTACATCAATAGCATGACTGATAAAGAAAGTGTGGAATCCGTGACATACGGTATGTACATTCCTACTGAGTACCAGTCAGAAGTATTGGCAGATATTTACGCTGCCAGAGCACGTGCGTAGGGTTTTAAAGCCACTGATTCTTATTACTATTGGTGGCTTTCTCTACACGTCTATTGAGGTCATATACAGAGGTTATACGCACTGGACGATGTTTCTTGTGGGTGGACTTTCTTTCTGGCTTATAGGGTGCATTAACGAGTATATAGAGTGGGATATGCTTATCTGGAAACAGATGGCGATCGGTGCGCTTATTATAACGTGCCTGGAATTTATCACCGGATTTATCGTGAATATTATTTTAGGATGGCACGTCTGGGACTATAGCAATATGCCATTGAATATACTTGGTCAGATATGCTTTCCGTTTTGCGCTATATGGTATTTTCTTTCTTTAATAGGAATTGTATTAGATGATTATATTAGATACTGGCTATTCAAAGAAGAAAAGCCAAAATACAGATTTAAGCCTTAATAATGTATATTTTGTCGATATAATTTCCTTTTCTAAACATGATTTCTGTACTAAAATATAGATGTCCTCAGTTGAGGATATCAAGTTCTGGCGAGGGGCGGTAGTTATTGGCGTTTCTTCCGTCCCTCATACTAACATTCTATACTATACTACTGATAATCTTATGTCAATTCTTGATATAAGCGAACAAATGTTCTATAATTACTTTATCGCTATCAAGTTGTGCGGATTTTCGGGAGGGATTCTTGTGGACGAAAAAGAAGAGTACAGAAACAAAATCGTTGAAATGGTTAAGAGTGTAAATCGTAAAGACATTCTTATTTACATTTTCAAGATTACTGAGGATATAATACGGGAGGACTATGATGAATAACACAAAAAAGCCACCATATTTTAAACTGTTTTTAAAATAAGTCTAATAATAGGCAACTTCCTGTACTAACTTACATATTAATTCAAAAATTTATACTATTCTTCACTAAGCACGTCGATCGTATCAATGACGTGCTTTTTCTTTTTGTCCGATAGGCTCATATATTTTTCTAATGCTTCTAATAGCTTCTTATCTTTTCTTATTGCTATCCATAGATCTGTCTGTTCTGTGACTGGAACTTCCTCTTCTCCGGTAGAAAGATAATGCATAGATACATCTAAATAATTTGCTATTTGTTCTAATCTATCATTTGGGAAAACTCCTTTTTTTAATCCTGATATATAAGCATTTCCAAATCCTAAATCACTTTCTAATTTTGAAATTCTAATCTTACGTTCTTTACATATCGCTTTTACGCGTTCCACGGCGTTCATAAAGTACCTCCTAAATTTTTAGAGAAAAGCCTAAAAATGGGTTGACAAATTAGAGGATACTCTATATAATTAAGCTACAAGTTAGAGAAAAGCCTAAAAAATATATAGAAAACCCTCTGAAATATGTTTTTGAGCAATTCGTATTTTAGACTAATATCTAATAATTGTCAATAGACTTTTCTCTAAATAATAGAGAAAGGAGAGGCCGAAATGATTTATAAAAAAATCATGAAATATTGTGAAGAAAACCATCTTTCAATATCTGCATTTGAAAAGAAGTGCAATATCGGAAACGGTACAATCGGAAGATGGGAAAAAGGGAGTAAGCCATCATTAGATACTCTTGAAAAAATCGAAAAAGAAACAGGAATCACGGTATCAGAACTTGTTAGTAATTAGGAGGGGAAAGGAGAGTTTAAATGGATTGGAAATCTGTTTACGTAATGAAAGAGAGTAACGGGCTAATAAAAATCGGGGTAAGCAAGAATGTTGAACAGAGAAAGAAGACCATAGAATCAACATTTGGAATTTCTGTACATAATTTGTTCAGTACAAATCCTTGTTCTAATCCTTTTGAAATTGAAGCTTTTATGCATCGTTTGTTTTCTAATGAACGAGTTTATGGTGAATGGTTCTGGTGTGATTACGGACATGCAGTTTCTGAATTAAAGAAAGCCTTTGATAATATGGCGAAGTTTGATGAAAACAAGGAAGGGGAAAAGGTTATGAAGGCTTTTATGGAATCTGTAAATTCATCCATTGAAGCAAGGAATCTTTATGTAAAAGAGTTAGAAAAGTATGTAGATATATCGAATGAGGTAATAGGAAAACAAAATGACCAAATAAAAAAATTAATCGGAATGGTAGAACATTTGCAAAAATGTATATATACGGATTATCTCAAACCGGATGATGAAGAAAAATTTATATCAGTAGCAAGTGAAAAAAACAAACCAGAAGACGCTTTATCGGAAAAAGAAGTTAAAGAAATTTCTGAACACATATGTAGAAGAGCTGTAAGTATTCTTGGCGGAAAAGGAAGCGAAGCAAACAAAAATCTTGGTATTTACAAAAAAGTGTTTTTAGATATCGACACGCAGATCAAACGGGAGTACGGACTGGTATCTTCCTATAAGAGTATCAAGAGAAAATATCTGGCAGATGTGCATGATTTCATTGATTGCTACGAACTTCCTCGATATCTGGAAGAACAGATCAATGAGTGTAACGCACAAATGAGAATAGGGGGTATGTGAAATGTACGTAAATCCATTTTGGATGGGAGTTCTTACAACTATCGGAGTAGAATTGCTTGCTATCGTAGTCGCAGCATTGGCAAGCGGATGGAGAAACAATGAAAAATAGAGTATTGAATCAGATAGGATGCCTTGTGGCAACGTTTTTGTTTGCAACATTCTTCTTTGTTGTACTGATGGTAATGTGCTTACTGGTATACCTATTTTGTTAAGAATTGAAAGGAGTAAAGATATGTTATTTGATTATGAAAAAGCAGAAGAAATTATGAAGCTTGCTATGGAAATTTCCGCAGTATCTAATTGTGAGAAAGGATTTCCGTATGTTTGCTTTTCGATAGAGGGAGACGGTAATTATTTGCTCGTGTATGTAAAGGAGCATGGTCAGGACTACAGTGCAAGAGCGGACAACTCTTATTACTTCTCACTGAACAAGGAGTGTAGTTCAATTGTTTATGAATCATGCATTGATTATTTAAAAATGATACTTGATGTAGCCAAAAGAAGAAGGGAGCGGAGATCTGATGGTGTTGACGGACAATCCGCATAGGGATTTCGATAGATATGATGCGGAAATGGAAGATAGATTAAAGAATCTTCCGGTTTGTGCGTACTGTAACGAGCCAATCCAACAGGAATCAGCGGTTTGTGTTGATGATGATTGGATTTGCGATAGATGCCTGGAAGATTTACGGAGGGGAATATGCATGGATTAAAGATTTCAAATGAAGAATATAGGTCAAGAGCCGGAATTTCCTCTACCGATATTAAGAGGATGGCTCAGAGTATGGCTCATTATAAATACTACTATGACCATCCAGAGAGCAAAGATACACCGGCTTTACAGTTTGGTAGAGCATACCATAAGTACTGCTTAGAACCATCGGATTTCTACAATGAATTTGCTGTGGCACCGAACATTGACCGCAGAACAAAAGCCGGAAAAGAAGAGTGGGCTGAGTTCGTTGCAGAAAGTGACGGACTGGAAATTATCACTCAGGACACATTACAGGTTTTGGATGATATGAGGAATGCATTGTACGCAACGCCTTATGTAAAAAAACTTATATATGGATTCCACGAAGAGAGTTTCTTCTGGAATGATGAAGCAACAGATCTGTATTGCAAGTGCAGACCGGATAGTTACGGAAGTGTCGGAAAGCAACCTATTATAGTTGATTTAAAGACTTGCCAGTCGGCTGATACTCAGAAGTTTATGAGAGATGCTGTACGTCTTAACTATGACATTCAGGCAGCACACTATTGTAATGGTATGAAAGCGGTGACAGGAGACGATTACATTTTTGTTTTCGTTGCTCAGGAGAAGACCCCACCATATTTATGCAATGTATTACAGGCAGATGAATATTTTATGCAGTCTGGTTCTGACACGCGCTTGGCACTACTGGAAATGTACAAAGAGTGTCTTGCTAAAGATGATTGGTGTGGTTACATGGGATTCCGTGACGAGGTTCAGATAAGCAGTCTTGGCTTACCGGACTGGATGAAAAAGGCATATGGCTATGTAGAAAGCGAGGGAGAAGATTGATTAAAGAATTTACAACATATTGGGAGAAAAGCAAAGGTGACTTAGAAGAGTTTCTTAAAACTACAAAGCAAGAAAAGTATACATCATACAAGTCACTTGTTAAAGCCCTTTTTGAAAAGGTAATTAATCCAAATGTAAATAATAAATTTGACACAAAAAACATCTTAATTATTGATGATGGAGATTATCAGGGTACGCAAATATTTTTACTTCATATAGCTACGTATCAACCAAGCGTTTCTGATTACGTTTATACAAATACCTATTATGGATCTTGCTCTGGTTGTGACACCCTGTTAGCGATCAGTCATTACAATGACGGATATCCAAACGATAAACAAGTAGAAGATTATATGACACTTTGTCTTCATTTATTACAAAAATGTTGTTTTATGGGGGACTAAAAATGGAAGAAAATAAACCTATTATTCAGGAAGAAAAAAAAGAGGTTGCTACAAAATCTGAACACGTGAACATGGTAGCTGACTTTGAGCATAGTATCTATGGAAGTTCTGATAGCTTTACTATGGCAAGGAAAATGGCTCAGGCTCTCAGTCAATCAACAATCGTTCCCCAACATTTCCAGAGGAACGAAGCTAACTGCATGGTAGCCATTTCTCAGGCTCAGAAAATGAATATTGACCCGTTCACAGTCATGCAGAATATGTACATGATTCAGGGGAAAATATCATGGAAATCCAGTTTTTTGATCGCCATGATTAATGCATCTGGAAAGTACGATATGGAGTTGCAGTTTGAGGAAGAAGAAAAGTCTGGAAAACCATATTCTTGTAGATGTTGGACAACTAAAGATGGTCGCCGTGTAGACGGCATCAAAGTAACTATGGATATGGCAGAAGCAGAAGGATGGACAAAGAAGAATGGTAGTAAGTGGAAAACACTTCCAGCATTAATGCTCAGATATCGTTCGGCTAGTTTTTTTGCAAATCTTAATTGCCCGGAACTTACGAGCGGATTTTATACAAAAGAAGAGATGCTTGATAACGATTTTAATCAACAACCAGAAAAGCAGACAAATCTGAATGATCTGCTTAAGGATGATGATAGCAATTCAATAGATGTTGAAGCTACTATTGTTGAAGAATAGGGGGAAATATGGAAGAAATTATAAAATCTTACAAGGGATTCAATCCGGATATGACTTGCTATGGTGGATTTCAGTACGAGGAAGGAAAAGAGTATGAGACTGACTCAGCTAGGTGTTGCAATTATGGATTTCATGCATGTGAATATCCTTTGGATTGTTTTAATTACTTCTCACCAAATCAAAGCGTATTTCATGAAGTTGAACAAAGCGGTGAAATTTCAAAGAGAAATGATGATTCAAAATTAGCATCGACCAAAATTAAAATCGGTGCAGAAATTTCAATAGCTGGTTTAGTAAAAGCTGCTATTGAATATACCACGGAAAGAGCAAAAGATTCAGGAGAAAAACACAATACAGGTAACAGGGGAGCGTCTTCCAATACTGGTTACAGGGGAGCATCTTCCAATACAGGTGACTATGGAGCATCTTCCAACACAGGTAACTGTGGAGCGTCTTCCAATACAGGTGACTATGGAGCATCTTCCAATACAGGTGACTATGGAGCATCTTCCAACACAGGTAACTGTG